TCTGGCATTTCTGGTTACTCGGGATTCTCAGGTCTTGGTTTATCAGGCTATTCAGGACTCTCTGGGTTTTCTGGCGGCTCAGGATTTTCTGGCCTTTCTGGATTCTCCGGCCTTTCTGGCTACTCAGGATCAGGGATTTCTGGCTATTCAGGGTCGGGCATATCAGGGTTTAGCGGCTTTTCAGGCGCAGGCCTTTCTGGCTTTTCAGGTTTAAGTGGCTTTTCTGGATTGTCAGGCCTTTCGGGATTCTCTGGTCTCTCAGGGTTTTCTGGCGCCGGCTCTGCGATTACCGTCTCTGATGAAGGTATCCCGCTTACAACCAACGTCCAGTCATTTGATTTTGTAGGCGCTGGTGTAACGGCCACAGCAGTTGGTAACGCTGTAACGGTCACTATTTCTGGCGGCGGTGGTGGCGGAACTTCCGGATACTCAGGCTTCTCGGGTATCAGCGGTTTTTCTGGCATCAGTGGTTTCTCAGGTATCAGCGGATTCTCCGGAATCAGTGGTTTCTCTGGAGCCAGTGGCTTTTCTGGAATCAGTGGATTTTCTGGAATCAGCGGCTTTTCGGGCATCGGCACCTCAGGCTTCTCAGGATTTTCTGGCGCATCAGGCTTCTCAGGGATCTCTGGCTTTTCTGGTCTTAGTGGCTTCTCAGGACTCAGTGGGTTTTCAGGCCTGAGTGGATTCTCAGGCGTATCAGGATTCTCAGGCATCTCGGGATTCTCTGGTGCCGGAACATCAGGCTTCAGTGGCTTCTCAGGTTTGAGTGGATTTTCAGGATTAAGCGGATTCTCTGGACTCAGCGGCTTTTCAGGTCTTTCTGGCTTCTCAGGGGTATCGGGATACTCAGGTGCTGGAACTAATATCTCGGTATCAGACGAAGGGTCTCTCTTAACGTCTGGCGTTACGAGCTTTGATTTTGTTGGTTCGGGTGTAACGGCATCAGCCGTAGGAACCGCTGTAACTGTGACGATCAGCGGAGGCGGTGGCGGCGGTGGTGGATCTGGTTACGCCACTTACACCTACACAGGCGACGGCACAACGACGACGTTTGCCGGTGCCTCTGGCATGACAGTAAACAATGTTCTCGTTATTGAGAACGGCGTTACGCAAGTACCGACGACTGACTACACGATCTCTGGTACGAACGTTGTGTTTACGACTGCGCCTGCAAGTGGTGTGGCGATTCAGATTCGTGTGCTTGGTGGTGGTGGAGCTTCTGGTGTTATTGCTGAGAATCAACAGACCATTTCTAGCAACTACTCGGTAACGTCGGCTTATAACGGCTCAAGTGTTGGGCCTGTCACGATCAATACAGGTGTTGCGGTGACTGTTGGCACAGACCAGCGTTGGTTAATTTTTGGTTAAGGATTTGACATGAGCAATCTTAAAGTTCAGGGTAATGCTTCTGGTGCTGGCACAACCACGCTACAAAGCGCCAACACGTCGGTATCAGCGACCCTTACGCTACCTGATTCAACGTCAGCAGACACGCTTGGCTACCTAAACGCGCCGATCAATGAGCAGTCTGCCGCTTATACGGCGGTTGCTGCTGATGCCGGGAAGGTTATCTTCCACCCATCAACAGACGCTAACGCAAGGACGTTTACGATCCCTGCTAATAGTTCGGTGGCTTATGCGACGGGAACGGTGTTGACCTTCATTAACATGACTTCGCAGGTTGTCACGATTTCGATTACGAGCGATACGCTTTACCAAGCAGGAACGGGATCTACGGGATCACGGAGTCTTGCTCAGTATGGTATTGCCACGGCGGTCAAGATGACTTCCACGACTTGGCTGATTTCCGGCAACGGTTTGACCTAAAGGAAGCGCCATGACTGGCATTCTTAATTTGATTATTGGATCGCTGGGGCAGCGGTATACCATCATCCAAACCTTCACAGCGACATCAACTTGGACTTGCCCTACGGGGGTGACTGAGGTTGATTACTTGATTGTGGCCGCTGGTGGTGGTGGTGGGGGTGGAAATGGTGGGTCATCCGGTGAAGGTGGCGGCGGAGGCGCTGGCGGTTATAGAACTGGAACAGGATTAGCTGTTACCGCAGGTACTGATTACACGATCAATGTTGGGTCTGGTGGTGCAGGTGGTACAGCAACTGCTGTTGGCACACAAGGCGGTCATTCATATATTTCTGGGTCGCCAATTGCTAATAACCCATCGTCAGGGAATCCTTACACTAATGCTTTTGTAGCTTTTGGTGGTGGGGGTGGAGGTTCAAGAAATTCGGGAGTCCAACAAGGCGGAAATGGTGGATGCGGTGGCGGTGGCGGGCAGAGAGATACCGCCACAGATAATTTTGGAACAGGAAATACACCATCTACTTCGCCAAGCCAAGGGAACAATGGCGGTAATGGAGCCAATGATCCTGCCGCAAGTGGTGGAGGCGGTGGCGGTGGTGCAGGAGGAAATGGTAATGCAGCCCCTTCAACCACTACGGGCGGTGCTGGAGGAATAGGCATTCAAGGCCCATCTTATGCGTCAAGTTTTGGTGCGGCTGGCCCAGGAGGTTCGCCATCTACAGGTTATTTTTCTGGCGGCGGCGGCGGTGCAGGTAGTTCAACTGGAGGTGCTGGCGGTTACGGTGGCGGCGGGAATGCTGACGGAGGGTCAACCGGAAAACAAAATGGAACAACAAACTCTGGTGGCGGTGGCGGGGGAGCAAGTGGTACAGGCGGTACAGGCGGCTCCGGCATTGTCATCCTGAAATACCAAGCACCATCACAAACCGTATTCACCTTCAAAGGGTCTGGTCAGTGGACTGTGCCTACTGGTGTTACGTCAATTGATTACTTGATCGTTGCTGGTGGTGGTGGGGCTGGTGCTGGAAGTGCTGCTGGTGGTGGCGGTGGAGCTGGTGGTTATAGAACAGCAGCAGGCCATACGGCTGGAATCACTGCTGGCAATGTTTTAACCATTACTGTTGGTGGTGGTGGACCGGGAGGAATAGCTGGGCCAGGATCTTATCCACGAGGCGCTAGTGGCGGTGATTCGTACATATCTGGAACAGGTATAACAGCAAGTCCCGCTGCTCCTGGTAACCCCTACTCAAATGCCATCACATCATTTGGTGGCGGTGGTGGCGGGTCTGGTTATGCGCCAAACGCTACAGGAGCAGATGGAGGCTCAGGTGGCGGAGGTGGATATAACAATAGTGCTGGCGGCACTGGAAATACGCCATCTACAAGCCCTTCGCAAGGAAGCAATGGAGGTGCTGGCGCAACTGTGCCTAATACTTACACCGGTGGCGGCGGTGGTGGTTCTTCTGGTGCTGGAACCGCAGGTAATACGAGCGTTGGTGGAGGCAATGGTGGAGCAGGTACACAAGGGCCATCTTACGCTGCGTCTTTTGGTGGTGCTGGGCCTGGGGGTTCACCATCAACAGGATATTTTGCAGGTGGCGGTGGTGGTGGTACTGGAAGAGAACCTGCTGGGTCAAGCCTTCCAGCAGGCACGGGTGGCATTGGCGGCGGCGGTAGTGGGGCGGCAGGGGCTTCGGCTGCAACGGCTGGTGGTACTAATACTGGTGGCGGGGGCGGTGGAAACGGATATGTGGCTCCGAATAGCGGCAACGGCGCGGCAGGCGGCTCCGGTATCGTCATCATCAAGATCAATCAATAAGAGGTCACATGAGCGATAAAAAGATCATGAGGTTTTATGGCATTGATACGGCGATGCACATGCTTCGTCCCAATGCCAAGTGGGAAATAACCAATAACGTCATTACACGTTGGGATGATCCACGGCCTAAGCCCAGCATGGAAGAGATTTACTGGGTGATGGAAAAGATTAAAGAGTTTGAAGAGTCAATCCCCACGATCTGGCTTGATGAGGATTGGGAAAAGATCACTGGCGAAAGAAGGATGATTGAAGAGGCTATCGGTGAACCTGCATAACTTATTTCCCACCGCTGTAGGTTTTGCAGACCTTGGCCGTGAACTCACGGACGAGGAGATGTTCTTTGTGCGTGAGCTTGAGACTCGGCCTAACATGGGCAATACGACCTCCACGGATAACTTCGTGCTTCGCAATCCGGCCATGACAAGCCTGCGATCATTCATTGAGGACAGCGTGGCTGAATACTTCAAAGCCACAGTCAATCCCAAGCACAATGTATCCCTACGCATCACACAAAGCTGGTGCAATTACAGTGAGCAGGGTCAGTATCACCACAAACATGCCCACCCCAATAGCTACATCTCAGGCGTGTTTTACTTGCAGACCAATCCTGATGACAGGATTTACTTTTACAAAGACGGCTGGCAGCAGATCAAGTTTCCCACCGACAACTGGAATGCGTACAACTCAGAGTCTTGGTGGTTTGAGGCATTCACTGGCCGGTTGATTCTTTTCCCCTCATCCTTAACGCACATGGTACCTACGGTTCAGGGTGAGCAGACACGCATATCGCTATCGTTTAACACGTTTCCCGTTGGCACAGTTGGCGAGGAAATGGATTTAACTGGTCTTAAGTTGGAGGCATAGCTATGATCAGCAAGCAACGCCTTCAAGAGCTTTTTGATTACAGGGATGGCAAGCTATACGCCAAGCATGGCCGTCAACCAAAATTTACGCCAATTACAAATCACCACAGGTATATCCGCATGAGGGTAGATGGCGTGGTGTATACGTTGCACAGATTGATTTTTATTTATCACCACGGGTATGCGCCAAAAATCATTGACCACATCAACAATGATAGGTCTGACAATCGCATAGAAAATTTGCGTGAGGCTACACAGCAACAGAATTGTTTGAATCGTAAGCTGCATAAAAACAATACGAGTGGCGTAAAAAATGTTCGCTGGGATAAAAAATGTCAGAAATGGGTAGTTGAACTCTCAATAAACAGAAAGCGTAGGTTTTTTGGCTGGCATGAAGATCTGGAATTCGCGGAGCTTGTGGCTTTAGAAGCCCGCGATAAATATCATGGTGTATTTGCAAGAGGTTAATGATGAGTCATTTCGCAAAGATTGAAAACGACGTTGTTGTGCAAGTCATCGTTGTTGATAACAAAGACACAGCAGACGCTAACGGTGTTGAGAAGGAATACATCGGAGCAGCCTTTTGCGAACGACTGCTTGGCGGCACTTGGAAGCAGACTTCGTATAACGGCAACTTCAGGAAAAATTACGCTGGGCTGGGTTACACCTACGATGCAGCGCGTGATGCCTTCATCCCGCCCAAGCCAAGCGATGATGCAACGCTTGATGAAGCGACCTGCCAGTGGATTGTTCCAAGTCTAGGAGCTGATTCGGTATGACTACCAAGATCACATCCGCAAACATCACGCAGTCAGGCACATCTGGTATATCCAGTGTGGCGTGGCAGGCCGTGCAGACCACGGGGTTTACGGCTGTGGCTGGCAGGGCTTATCCGTGTAATACGACTTCCGCAGCATTTACCGTCACGCTACCTGCTAGTCCAGCGGCAGGGAATGTCATCACGCTGACAGATTATGCGGGTACGTGGGGTACTAATAACCTGACGGTTAACCCTAACAGCAATAAATTAAACGGATCAACAGCGAACGGAATAATTAATACAAGTCGCGGCTCTGTGAACTTAGTCTACGTTGACGCAACGCAAGGTTGGATTTCGTATAGCAATACCTCTTCTAGCATTATTAACCAGACAATTTCAATTGAATATCTTCTTGTTGCGGGGGGCGGTGGGGGTGGTATTAATTCTGGTGGTGGCGGCGGGGCCGGTGGTTTTAGAAAATCATCAACAAATCTAACGCTGACGTTTGGAACAACTTATACGATTACCGTTGGAAACTCTGGGGCAGGGGCAACATCAGTATCAGCGCGTGGATCATCCGGCGGGGATTCATCAATTGCGGGAACAGGTATTACAGAAAGCCCATCAGGAGCAGGTACAAATACCATTAAGGCGTATGGTGGTGGCGGTGGCGGCTCAAATTCAACAGGGGCGCGTACTGGTGGTGATGGCGGGTCCGGCGGGGGCGGCGGCGGGAATGATGGCGCTGGTGCCGCAGGTAATGGAAATACACCTTCTACATCTCCATCACAAGGGAATAGCGGCGGAACAGGTAGTAATGCGGCAGGGAATTTTGGTGGTGCTGGCGGCGGCGGATCTGGAAGCGCTGGTTCAAGCGGTTCTGGATCGGTAAGCGGTGCCGGCGGTACTGGCAGTGAATGGCCTACTAGCTCAGGTGTTTTTTATGCAGCAGGCGGTGGCGGAGGTGGTTATACATCTTCTGGATCTGGTGGAAGTAGTATAGGCGGGAATGGAGCCAGTGGTGTTGGTTCACCCACTGCTGGGGCGATCAATACTGGTAGCGGTGGTGGTGGCTCTGCTGGTGGTTCTTCTGTTGCCGGGGGAGCCGGTGGGTCAGGTGTTGTGATAGTCCGTTATGTAGACACATATCCAGCAGCATCGGCAACAACAGGATCACCAACGATTACAGTAAGTGGCGGTTATCGCACCTACAAATTCACCGGCAACGGCACGATCACATTCTGAGGTAAAGCATGTCTCACTTTGCAAAGCTAGATCAGAACAACGTGGTGCTTGAAGTCCATGTCGTTCACAACAACGAACTGCTTGACCAAAACGGTGTTGAGCAGGAATGGAAAGGCGTTTGGTTTCTCCAGAACTGGTCAGGCGGTTATCCGCACTGGAAACAGACCAGCTACAACGGCAACTTTAGGAAAAACTACGCAGGCATTGGCTACACCTACGACCCCGTTCGTGACGCGTTTATCCCGCCAAAACCAACACCGGACGCTGTACTTGATGAAGAGACTTGTCAGTGGATAGTGCCTGCGGCAGATTCCATCGGTGCGGATTCTGTAGGGGCTGACTCCCTGTGAAATATTCGATTGTCATCCCGACATATAACCATTGCAGTGATCTGTTAAAGCCGTGCATTGAGTCGATATTCAAATATACCGACATGGGTGAGGTTGAGTTGGTCATTTCGGCAAATGGCTGCAAGGATGAAACGTCGGATTACCTCAAATCACTCAAGAAAACCTTTGCCAGCATTGGGTTTGAAAAGCATCTTAAAGTCATTTGGCACGATCAGCCTTTAGGCTATTCTGGGGCCACAAACGCAGGCATACGCTTTGCCACAGCAGATAAGATCGTCCTGCTAAACAACGATACCGTCTTGTTGCCGCAAACCAAGAGCCAGTGGCTGCAGATGCTTGATAGCGCCTTCAAAAATGAAAGGTGCGGCATCTCATGCGTGATTAAAGGGCCATCAGAGCCTGCAGGCCGAGACTTTGCAGTGTTCTTTTGCGTTATGGTTCACCGCAAGGTTTTCGATGCTATTGGCCTTCTGAACACCGAGTACGGCGTTGGCGGTGGCGAAGACACAGAATTTTGCATTGAGGCAGAAAAGGCTGGCTTTGAGGTCTGCGAATGCTCTCCCAAGGCATGGCAGGACAACATCTTCATTGGCGGCTTTCCGATTTACCACGCTGGCGAAGGCACAGTCTTAGACACGAGTCTAGTACCCAATTACCACGACATTTTCCTGCGCAACTCACTTAAGCTTGCCAAGAAATACAACCCTGACTGGTATCGCTGGCGGCTATCCAATTATTGGGAGCGTGCAGTATTCCTTAAAGGCGACCCGGTATTCCCTCGAGAAACCACGCGTTACCAATGGGCGGCTAAGCATGTCCGCGGCAATAAGATCCTTGAGATCGGATGCTCAAGTGGTTACGGCCTCCAGTTCATGCCTGACGGCGTGGAATACACAGGTCTTGATTACGACCCCATCATTGTTGAAGTGGCTAAAGAGCAAAAGTGGGCTGACAGGGCAAACTTTATCAACGCCGACATCAATAAGATCGACCTTGAGCAATACGATACGATCATTGCCTTTGAGGTCATTGAGCATATTGATAACGGCTTAGAGGTCCTGCAAAAGCTTAAAAAGCACTGCAAGAACTTGCTCTTTACCGTACCCATGAATGAGCCGCCAGGCTTTTGGGGACCGCATCACAAACTGCATGGCTTAAACGAATCGCACTTTCCTGGCTTTGAGTTCAATTACATTGATGAAGAAGGCAACATTTCTGATTGGCCAAAACCGATTGATCAGCACAACCGCCTAAACCTTCTCATCGGGCGCTGGCATGCCTAGCGTTCTTTGCTCAGTCTCAACCCGTGGCCGCACGCACACAACGCTGCCTATGGCGTTGCAGGCCATCATCAATCAGACCCGCAGGCCCGATAAGCTTGTGATCTTTGATGACAACGATGACCAGCAAGATCTGCGTGGCGATCCGCTTTATAAGCAGCTCTTTTACATGATGCAGGCCAAAGAGATCGCTTGGGAGTGGCTCTATGCCGGCAAGAAGGGCCAACATCACAACCATCAAATGGCTAATTGGATGGGATATGAATGGGTGTGGCGCGTGGATGATGATGCACTGCCAGAGCCTAATGTCCTGCAGAACCTCTTAAAGCACGTTGGCCCTCACATCGGCGGTGTTGGTGGTTCAGTCCTTACACCACCTCAAACCTTTGACGGTGCTGCTACGGGCAAGATTGAGCACATCTACACTGAGCCAAACCTGCAGTGGGGGCTTATCAAGAAGACACAGGAAGTCGAGCACTTGCACTGCACCTTTTTATATCGTGCAGGTGTTTACGACTACAACCTTGCCCTCTCACGGGTAGCGCATCGAGAAGAGACGCTATTTACTTACGGCCTACACAAAAAGGGCTACAAGTTACTGGTTGTGCCTCATGCTGTCACTTGGCACTTAAAGGCACCATCGGGCGGTATTCGGATGGAAAACAGGCAAGAACTGTTTGCTCATGACGAGCAGATCTTTCGCAATACCATGGCCTTCAGAGATCAGACCATCGTGGTACTTAATAGCGGCATGGGCGATCACATCGTCTTTTCGCATGTCCTGCCACACATTAAAAACCCAATCGTCTTTGGTTGCTATCCTGAGATAGTGCCGTCAAAATCCATCGCTGAAGCTCAAAGTCTTTTTGGCGACATTGAGATGTTTAACATTTACGGCAAGATGCACCGCTGGCAGTGGAAGTCAAGCCTTGAAGACGCCTATCGGAAAATGTACTTATGATTCTGATCGCGCCATTTGCCAAGCAATTACGCAACGGCAAAGAGAATCCCAAGAACTATCCCTACTGGGAAGCGTTAATTCGCCTGATTGACGAGCCAATTATCCAAGTTGGGGTCGAAGGCGAGAGACAACTGGTAGCAGACTTTCGCAAGAATCTCCCTCTCACTGAAGTGCGCAAACTCATCCAGCAGTGCAAGACTTGGATTTCTTGCGATTCATTTCTTCAACACCTGGGATGGGATGAGGGAAAGCCAGGGGTTGTCTTGTGGTCTGTATCCGACCCACTGATTTTCGGGCATCCTGAGAACATCAATCTTCTGAAAGACCGCTCCTTACTGGCTCCTAATCAGTTTTTATGGTGGGAGCATACTGAACACGACCCAAGCAAATTTGTGCCTCCTCAAGACGTACTGAAGGCCTTAAAATCGCTTCTATCCACTCAAGAACTGGTATTAGGGTGACATCATGGCCGCACCGAATTACACACCAATCCAGCTTTATCGGACCAATACAGCCTCAACCACAGCACCCGCTGCTGGCAACTTAAACGCAGGTGAGCTTGCCATCAATTACCACGACAGTGGGATGGCGCTCTATGCAAAGAACTCATCAGGGACCGTCAAAAAGCTCATCAACAACCCTGCGGGCCTAACTTATCCGGCTGCTGACGGCTCGGCATATCAAGCCGTTCAAACGGATGGCTCTGGAACCCTATCATTTGCGCCATCTGCATCATCGGTTCTAACGGCTCAAGGCGACTTGCTTTACGCCTCTGGGGCTAACACCTTAGCCAGGCTTGCCAAGAGCACTACGGCCACACGTTACCTCTCTAATACGGGTACCAATAACAATCCAGCCTGGGCGCAAATTGATTTAACGAACGGCGTCACAGGCACCTTACCCATCGGTAGCGGAGGCACAGGTGTTAGTGCCGCTGCAAGTGACGGCCAGCTACTAATCGGTAATGGCTCAGGCTTTACCCTAGCCAATATCACGGTTAGCCCACCGCTAAGCATTTCCAATACGGCAGGAGGCATTGCACTTACTGCCTCAGGTCTTGGCACTGGCGACGTAATCGGGCCAACAAGCGCTACTGATAACGCAGTCGTAAGATTTGATTTGACCACCGGGAAAATCATTCAGAATTCCACGGCAACGCTCAGTGATGCAGGCGTTTTAGCACTTGCAGGCACCGCAAATACATTAACCATCGGCGGCTCTGCCACCGGCAACCCTACGGCCATATCGGCTACTGGCTCTGATACAAACATTGAAGTAAAGATCACAGGCAAGGGTGCTCTTGGTGGCGTATCCCTTGGAACGGCTGACGGAACAGCCCTTTTTGCCTATACGTTCGGTACGGCGGTTAATTACTTTCAGGCTGTAGGATCATCAACAGGCTCAAGCCCGTTGTTTTATGCCGCAGGGTCAGATACCAACGTATCCATGACTTTCGGCACTCAAGGAACAGGCATTTTTGATTTCTTTACCAACTCTACTGACAGACAGCTTCGCGTAGCGCATACAGCAAATGCTTATAACTACGTCGAGATCACTGGAGGCAACTCATCTGACGCACGAGCCAAGATCAGTGCTCAAGGTTCGGATACCAATGTAAATATCCAATACTCATCAAAGAACAGCGGATTTCATAATTTTTTAACTGGTGGTGGCGAGCAGTTTCGGATTGCCAATCTTGCTTCAGCAGTCAATTATTTGCAGGCTAGAGGCAACGTAACTGGTAGTGGTCCTCAATTAATGGTCGGCGGTTCAGACACAGATATTGATCTTTTGCTCACGCCAAAAAATGCGGGCAAGGTATCTTTTGGAACTTACACAGGGTCTGTCTTATCGATTGCGGGTTACATAGAGATTAAAGACTCTAGCGGCAACCTTCGCAAGCTTGCTGTTGTAGCGTAAAGGAATTGATGATGGCATTCACATGGAAGATTGAGGCCCTTAAGGTGGCACAAAGCCCTGGCCCAAATACGGTCACATTAAGTAACTTTACAGTTCATGGCAAAGAAGGTGACCTTACAGCATCCGTAAATTATTCGGTTGTTTTGAAACCTGCCGACTTAAATAATTTCTTGCCATACGATCAATTAACGCATGATCAGGCTATTGCCTGGACCAAAGAGGCTCTTGAGCCAGAAAGGGTTGTTGCTATTGAGCAAGAAGTGCAAGCTCAAATAGACGGGCAAAAAGTTCCAGTTGCCGTTAAGGCGACCCTTCCTTGGAGTTGAGCGTTGAACAATCAAGTTGTCAATCTTGAATTGACCCTTAATGAAGTCAATAGCATTTTGAATGCTTTGGGTGCTATGCCTTACGTTCAGGTAGTCGTATTGATTGACAAGCTGAAGGCTCAGGTTGTGCCACAAGTTTCGCAGCAAGAAACGCGAGGCTGACATAATGCTTACCCTGATTTGTAGCGCAATGTATCAACGACAGGCCGCCTAATGAACTATGGACTCGATTGAGACGAGACATGCCGTGCTAGAAGCCAGAATGAGCGCCCATGAGAAGGAGTGCGCTAACCGTTATCAAGCGATAACTGATCAGCTTAACAACGGCGATAAGCGCATGACTAAGATTGAGTATTGGATCATTGCGGTGTTTGCTGCAGTGCTGCTCGGCCCTGGCGCTGCGGCTGAGTTTGTTAAAAAGCTATTGGGTATCTGATGGACGACAAAACTCACGAACTAGCGGTGCTTAAAGCCCAGGCCAGAATTAGGCTTGATGAGCTTAAAGCACAAGACTCGGCCAAAGAAGTAGCAGGTAAAGCCATCGGTGAAGACGGCTTACTGTATATCTTCCTAATCGTACTCGTGGGTGTTGGTGCATCTCTTTTCCTTGAAGGCGAAAAGATCGCCGCTGTAATGGGCTTGCTTGGCGCTTCACTTACTGCACTTATTCAGATGCTTAACGGCATTGCGGGAACCGCAGCCAAGCAAGAGAAGCCTGAGTTTGAAGTTATTAAAGACCTTATCCATCGTCTTGACAAACTGGACCGTGCCGAGCAACCCATGCAGGTTGACGTTGAAGGCAGCAAAGTAACGGTCAAAAAAGGTCAGGACATCGTAACGGCCAAGGGATAATTATGTTTGATCTGCTAAGCGGCGGTCTTCTTGGTTCCATCTTCGGCGGTATCTTCCGCCTCGCCCCGGAAGTCCTGAAGTTCTTGGACAAGAAGAACGAGCGCCAGCATGAGTTGAGTATGTTCCAGCTTCAAACCGACCTCGAAAAAATGAGGGGCGAGTTCAAGATGGAGGAGAAGTATGTGGACTACTCGATCTCGCAAATGGACACGATTAAGGAGGCTTTTAAGGAACAGGCCCAAACAGCAAAAGAGGCTGGCTGGCTGGCTTCTTTTATCACTGCTATTACCCGCCCCGGTCTTACTTGGATTGCATTTGGCGTATATGTGGCTGTCAAGGCTGCTGGCTTGACGATAGCCTTCCAGACCAATGCCAACTGGGCTGAGGTTCTCACCAAATCCTACGACGAGGATGACTTTGCCATGCTGAACATGATGATCAGTTTTTGGTTTGTCGGGAGAAGCATAGAGAAGTACCAAAAAGGTGGGTAATGGAAGCCTTGATCGATTCCCTCGCAAGGGTTTGGTTCTTGGGGGTTGCGCTTGTTGGCGTAGCCGTCTATGCCGTGACCATTAAGACGCGGCTTGATTACCTGGAAAAGGATCACGATAGGCAGATCCATGCGCTGTGGGAACACGTTAACCGATTGATTGCTGAGAAATCTAGTGAATGAGGCAAAGAAGCTTTGCAAAGATGTACTGATCAAGCCCTTTGAAGGGCTGGCAAAGCGTCTGCCTGATGGACGAGTTCAAGCCTATCCCGATCCCGGTACCAGAGGACATCCTTGGACGATTGGCTGGGGTGCTACAGGCCCAGACATCAATCCTGGAACTATCTGGACGCTTGAGCAGTGCGAGGACGCTTTAGACCATCACGTTGAGTATTTTGTACGCGGACTGCTTAAGATGTCACCAGGCCTCTCTAAAGCGCTCCCAAGGCGCATGGCAGCGGTTACAAGCTGGGCCTATAACTGTGGCCTTGGCAATTACAGGGTCAGCACCTTCAAGAAGCGTATTGACGCTAATAACTGGGATGGTGCCGCGGATGAATGCCTGAAGTGGAATAAAGCCGCTGGCAGGGTTTTGCCAGGACTAACCCGTAGGAGGGCGGCTGAGGCCGCGTTAATGCGATGAGTTCAGCAACCAAGTCAGATCCGGCCAAATGGAAGCGCATCGTTGCTTCTGTTAAAGCATCCGGCAAAGGGGGTAATCCAGGCCAGTGGAGCGCCCGTAAGGCCCAATTAGCCACCCAGAAGTACAAAGCCTCGGGCGGGGGTTACAAAGGGCCTAAAAAAGCGGATAATTCGCTCTCAAAGTGGACCAAAGAGGACTGGGGAACACGAAGTGGTAAACCCAGCACTCAAGGACCCAAGGCAACCGGCGAGCGTTACTTGCCCAAGGCAGCACGAGAGAAGCTCACACCTTCTGAATACGCGGCAACAACTCGAGCCAAGCGTGAAGGAATGCGGCAAGGCAAGCAGTTCGTGCCCCAGCCCGAATCGATTAAGAAGAAGGTGTGGTAATGACAGTCGCCTATGCAATGACTTACGACAGTCTGGTGCTTGACATCCAGCAATATCTGGAGCGCACAGACGACGCTACCATCGATCGCATCCCCACATTTATTGGGCTGGCTGAGCAAGTCATTGCAAGCCAAATTAAGTTCCTTGGGAACCTGACCGTACAGTCCAACACATTGACGGCTGCTAATCCAATTATCGACAAGCCAGCACGTTGGCATAAAACCGTGTCTATGAACATCACGGTTGCAGGCAAGCGCTACCCCATCTTGCTGCGCAAGTACGAGTACCTGCGTGAATACTGGCCCGATCCTACTCAGACGGGTGTTCCAAAGTTTTATTGTGATTACGACTACACGCACTGGTTCATAGCCCCAACACCAACGCTTGCCTACAACTTTGAGGTCTTGTACTACGAGCGTGTCCAGCCGCTGAGTTCAGCCAATCAAACGAACTGGTTTACGGTATACGCACCCCAAGCACTCTTATATGGCTCGCTCTTGCAAGCAATGCCCTTCCTTAAAAACGACGAGCGCACTCCGTTATGGCAGGCTCAGTACGACGCCATCATTCAAACCCTCATGGCTGAAGACAAGCTGCGTATCGCAGATCGTCAGGCCATTGCCGCGGATAGTTAATCATGAGCTATGTAAGCCCCTTCACAGGCGACGTTGTACAGCCGACGGACGTTTCCTACGAGCAAATATCGCTGACAGGCAACTTACAGCTTGTTTGGCCTATTAATGGCAACCTGAGCACCGAAACACCGGCAGCACGCATCATGGACGTTACGTCCTCGGGTGCGTATGAACTTCGTATGCCACCTGCTAATCAGGTTTCGGTAGGCCAAGACGCTCTTATCCGTAACACGGGTGCCAATACCATCACGGTAAAGACTTATGATGGCAATAGCACGATCATTACGGTTGCTTCAGGCGTTGCCAAATACATCTACCTGACTGACAACAGCAACGTCTATGGCACTTGGGCGAATGTGCAGTTTGGCGCTGGCACCTCGTCAGCAGATGCTGCCACCCTGGCTGGTGCTGGACTTCTAGCAGTAGGCGCTACGCTCAATCAAAGCCATCCTGTTGCCTCAGTGGTTGCCAATCAGACCTTTGTTGATGGCGATCGTGCAAAGACTTATGTGTGGACAGGCGGTACCGCTACAACCACATTGCCGCTTGCAACAACAGTGGGCAATAACTGGTTCTTCCTGGTTAAAAACAGCGGCTCAGGCACCCTAACGGTTAGTGGTAATTCAGGCGAACTGATTGATGGCGCCTCAACAAAAGACTTCAATCCCAATGAGTCGGCCTTTATTGTCTGCACAGGCACGACCTTTGTGACGGTTGGCTTTGGTGTCAGTACGCAGTTTGAATTCTCAGCACTTACCAAAACTGTCACAACAGGCACTTACACGCTGACTGCCAATGAAGCTTCCAATACGATCCAGATCTACAACGGCACCTTGACGGGTAATGTGACAATCATTGTCCCGCCGATTGTTAATCTGTATGTGATTAGTAACCAGTGCTCTGCAGGCATCTTTACCTTAACGGTGTCTACAGGTATATCCGGAGGGGCTACAGCAACCGTTCCAGCCTCAGGACAGGCAACCCTAATCTGTGATGGTACGAACCTCTTAAACGCCAATACAGCGATTGCTGGCGGTACGGCTATCAGTTTGGTCAATGGTACGGCTGCAAGTCCCTCACTGAACTTTGCAAGCGAAACAAATACAGGTATTTATCGGCCTGGCTCAAGTCGATTTGGCATTTCAGTGGGTGGCAGTCTTATTGCTGAGGTCAACACCACAGGGCTTGCAGTCACTGGCACGGGCAACTTTACAGGTGGCATTTCTGGGGGCACGTTTTGACAAAAAAGGTCTTTGCCCTTGATACCCGCCCCGGCATTCAGCGGGATGGGACGCTCTTTGATAAAGAGTATTACACCGATGGACGCTGGGTGCGATTCCAGAAGTTTGGTGGCGAACTGGCTCGGCCAAGAAAGATGGGCGGCTATCGAGAAATTGTCAACAACCTTGCAGGCCCCTCTCGAGGGGTTTTTGTTGTTGTACGAAGCCTTTATAACAACGTCTACAGCGGCTATTCAGACGGCTTACAGGTCGTACCCATTAACAACAATGGTGTCGGCGCTGGCGTTACGGACTTTAGCTTTGCAGGACCTGTCACAACGGTAAGTATTACCACGGCAGGTAGCGGTTATACCAACGGCTCATACACCAATGTGCCTTTGGCTTACAGCACTTCAGGAACTGGCAGTGGCGCAAGGGCTAGCGTGACAGTTTCAGGTGGCGCAGTAACTGCCGTTACCCTGACAGGTGGCGGTGTACGTTATGTGCCTGGTGAGTTCTTAACGATTGCCAACACTTACCTCGGTGGTGCTGGCTCTGGTGTCTTGTTACAGATCTCAGCGATTGATTCGCCGTTTACCGCCTCAGATAACAACTCATGGCAGTTTGATACGTTTACTGATTCGGTTGATCAAAACACGAATCTGTTGCTTGCACACCCTTCGCAAGACCTGCAAGACATCGATAATGAAACCAACACACGCTTGTTGTGTGGGCCATTGTCAGGCTCAGTCTTATGGGCTGCCGGCTTATTCGCGGTGGATAGCTGTGTGCTTAACAGCACAACAACAGTCACTTTGGCCGCTATCAGCACCAAGATTGCTGCAGGTCAAGTCGTTAAAGGTCCTGGTATTCCTGCTGGCACAACCGTTGTATCTGTCGTCTCAACGACAGTAACCCTCAGCCAGGCGGCAACGATCTCAGCCACAACAACACTGACCTTTGACAATGAAGTCTCTATTTCAGGCGGGGTCGTTGCATTACATCCTTATGTGTTTGTTTACGGCAATGACGGCCTGATCTGGAACTGTTCAGCAGGTGATATTGATGATTGGGTATCGGCTGACGCCAATCGGGTCAATGCAGCCACAGGAAAGATCCTACAAGGCCTTCCAGTGCGTGGTGGCTCTAATTCACCGTCAGGATTATTCTGGTCCCTTGATAGCCTTATTAGGGTGTCTTACGCACCTCAGTCTTTAGGTGTGGCAGGAACGGCAAACTTTGCCGCTCCGACCTTTTGGCGCTACGACATCATTACATCGCAGTCGTCTTTCTTATCATCATCGGCAGTCATTGAGTATGACGGCATTTACTTTTGGACGGGCGTTGATCGCTTCTTGCTTTACAACGGCGTAACCAAAGAGATTCCTAATTCTTTTAATCAGAATTATTTCTTTGACAACTTAAATTACAGCCAGCGCCAGAAGATTTGGGCCACGAAGGTCCCACGATATGGCGAGATTTGGTGGTTCTACCCTCGAGGTGATGCTACCGAGTGTACGGATGCTGTGATTTATAACGTCAGAGATAACACCTGGTATGACACCGGAGAAGCCTTGGGAGCACAACGCTCTGCAGGCTACTTCTCGCAGGTCTTTCGCTTTCCCGTGCAAGCAGGCTATGACATTAATACCGCTGACAGCATCAATGCCGTCACGATTACTAATGCTGGCTCGTCTTATACCGATGCCACCTACAGCTATAAAACGCTGACCGGAGGGACCGGCACAGGAGCTACGGCCACCATGGTTGTTATTGGTGGCAAGGTTGTTTCAGTAACGATCAATAATCGTGGCTCAGGCTATACCGTAGGCGATGTATTGACAGCTACGCTTGCAGGAGGCTCAGGCTTTCAAATCACCGTTCAAACCCTGATGCAGCAAGTTTCGCTTTGGCAGCATGAGTACGGCAAGGATGTCATTCAAGGCACCTCGGTACTAGCCATTGAAAGCTACTTCATCACATCAGATCTCGGTGTTATTGCGGGTGGTCCTGCCACTTACTCACCAGTGGGTGAGAACAAGTGGACACGCATTGAGCGTGTTGAGCCTAACTTTATCCAAACTGGCGACTTAGAGCTTTATGTTGTCGGCAGGCCCTACCCTGATCAACCGGATAAAATCACAGGTCCGTATACGTTTGCGCCAGGAACAAGCAAGATTGACATGAAAGAGCAGCGCCGATTGCTGCGCTTAAAGTTTGTCAGTAATGTGGCAGGTGGCGACTATCAAACGGGCAAGATCATCGTGGATGCGGACACAGGCGATGTAAGGGGCTATACCGTATGAGCGTAGCACTGATCTATGATCCGCGGTTTCACACCTTTGAGTCATGGGCATGTCTCATGTGCGAGTTGTATGCCTCTAATCAACTGCAAGTGCCCATCCTTGATATGGATTGGAAGTCATGGGCTGCCGGCTTAAAGGCTATTGATGTGTTTGCCAACGAAGCCATTCCTGAGCCTTATGCTTTTGAAGACTGGCAGGACTGGGCATCTGCTGTGGTTGGCGCTGTAAACCCGAGGACAAATTGAAATGGCGCTGCCAACTTATCAAAGTCTAGCCTCTGAGGAAGAACTTGATGATCAAGCACTTGGATCGGGTGCTCTTCCTGGTGGCTCGGCTAGTGTTAGCCCATTAAGTCAAGCTTCAATATCTGGATCATCACAAACAGCAGGAGCACTACCGGCTAGTGGAGCCTTAAATAACATCACATCAAGTGTTGGCGCATTGCAAAAAAGCGGTTTTGATGCGTTTGGTAATCCAAGAGGCGATACCTGGACGGAAGGCCGTTATAACCCTGATGATCCTGCTTCATCAAGCTACATAGCAGACCCTAATGCTGGTCAGTATGTGTTTGATCCTGTTACTGGCAAACACACTCTTGTGGCTGATACCGCCCCTAACTTAAAAACATTCGTCACTGAAAACATCGGCAATCCGCAGGCGATTGCTTTATATGCTAAGCAATACGGCGCATCAGATCGGGACCTTTCGGTTGCCATGGGCATCCCAGTCAGTCAGGTGCATGATTATTTCAGGCAGGCTGGTATGCCACTTGGCACGATGCTTACCGGCACCTTACAGCGTGATATAGGCACTGAGCCAAGCATTAGGCAGTTGGATAAGGGTGAAGATGTCGTTGCAGAACGCGCCATCGGGATGCAAGGCAATCAGGTTTTAGTGCAGCAATATGACGCATATGGCCAGCCTACAGGAACACGCCTAGCAACGCCAAACGCCCCTGATTATGCCGGTTGGATTCAAGCACTTGGCCTTGTACTGCCTGGTGCATTACCTGGTGTTGGCCAGGCTGTAGGAAGTGCCTTAGGTGCCACTGGCGCAGCCGCAAGCGCGTTAGGGTCAGGTGCTATTAATTTTGCTTTGCAGATTGCCGGCGGTGCAAATCCTGTTGATGCATTAAAGAGTGCGGTCATCAGCGCAGGCACAGGAGCTATAGCCAATCAAGTAGGCTCCATGTTGCCCACTGAGGTTGCAAGCGTTGGCAAAAATGCCATCACACAACTAATCACGACTGGAAAAATTGACCCGACCGCCTTAGCAACAAGTGTCGGTACAAACTTTGCCGCTGACGCTTTGGCATCAGAAACAGGCATGGATAAAGCAACGGCAGGCAGAATAATCACTGCTGGTATGCAGGCCATGCAGGGCAATGAAATTGGTGCTTTAACATCGTTATTCCGAGCCGGAACAGCATACGATCAGAGTCGTTTAACTCCAACTGGTGGCCTTGCTGATTATGGCGATCTAAATACACAAGGTCAGCAGTTAGGGGCTAATCAAATAGCCCTTGCAGCCAAAGCTTTCATTGACTCCAAAAATGCAGGCGCATCTGATGATGATGCCTTTTTTGCCGCTACAGAAATTGACCCCCGAATTGCATTGCAAGGCGTTGGCGGCAGTAATTTAGATCCGTATCTTTATCGTGAAAAGTCTGGCGAGTTTTTACAAACTCAGGCTACTGCCGATCCTAATTTTGTGTCATCAATGAACCAATTGTTCACAAATAAGGAGCCGGCCACTCTTACTGATGCGATTCAATTATTTAGAAACACTGGATACTCAATAGAGCAAGTCCACGATTGGATGGTGACAAACGGCATTTTTGACTCGCAAAAAGCAACAGATATTTTGACTGGCATGTTTGGGTCGCCATCAGACGAAGTCATAACAAATAATCAGGGCCTTGTAAGCGGCGCAGGCACTGACATCACAGCTACAACACCAGCCGCACAAGACACTCTCAAAACTCTTGGCGGCATTTTGGGCTTAGGATCGGAAGATCCTGATGCGGTATATCGTACTTTGTTTGGCGGGTCATTAGGAACTCAAGGAGATGTAGCCGTTCTTGGACTTGATCAGCTTAGTAATTTGCGTGATCAGATCGAAATCATTCTTGATGATCCTGAGTTGCCTGACGATGCTCGAGAAGAAATTAGCAAGATGCTTGCAAGCGTTGCAAGTCAAGAAGATGCCGCACGCACTGCAGCCTCGACTTCGGTACAAGAAGACATAACGGCTGCAGCGCAATTGGCGGCGGCACAAGCAGCGAGTGCTGCCTCAGATAGTTCGGCATCTACGCCAGGCGGTGCAGAGGCGGGAGTGCCTGTTATAAGCGGCGATTTAGAGAAGGGCGTCAAAACCGGGGATGAAGGCGTCTCGGGCGTTTCTGGCGTTACGACTGATGAAGGCTTTTCAGGATTTTCTGGCAAGTCAGGGGTTTCAGGATTCTCAGGATTTTCAGGAGACTCTGGCGCCTCAGGATTTTCAGGTTTATCAGGGACTTCGGGCATATCGGGTTTTAGTGGCATTTCGGGGAAATCAGGCGCTTCAGGGTTTTCAGGAGTATCCGGAGAATCAGGCGGTTCCGGTTTCAGTGGTTTTTCAGGAGAGTCAGGCGCTTCGGGCTTTTCGGGTTTATCCGGCGTTTCTGGGGCCTCTGGTTTTAGCGGTGTTTCGGGAGAGTCAGGAGCCTCAGGATTTTCAGGGGTTTCCGGAGAATCAGGTGCTTCCGGCTTTAGCGGTTTTTCAGGAGAGTCAGGAATTTCTGGATTTTCAGGATTCTCTGGCGAATCCGGCATTTCTGGTTGGTCTGGCGTATCGGGAGAGTCAGGCGCCTCAGGGTTCTCAGGAATGTCCGGTGAATCCGGTGCCTCTGGCTTTAGTGGCTTTTCTGGCGAATCGGGGATTTCTGGCTACTCGGGGGCCTCAGGAATATCCGGAGAATCAGGCTTTAGTGGATTTTCAGGCATTTCAGGAGAATCAGGATTCTCTGGTTATAGCGGAGTCTCTGGCTTATCAGGCTTCAGTGGAGCTTCCGGCATATCGGGCATATCAGGATTTAGCGGATTCTCTGGCATCTCAGGCGAATCAGGATATTCAGGTGCATCGGGCGTTTCTGGCGTGTCAGGGTTCTCAGGCTTTTCTGGCGTTTCAGGCACCTCTGGATTTTCGGGTTACAGCGGGGAATCTGGCGTATCAGGATTTTCTGGCGTGTCAGGCACTTCTGGCGCGTCTGGTTTCAGTGGATTTTCTGGCATCTCTGGGATTAATGGCGTATCAGGGTTTTCTGGTTTTTCTGGCCGTGATGGTCGTGATGGGAAATCAGTTGTGTCTGCGGCCAAATCACTTCCTGCATTTTTACTTGACTCAGAATTGCAAATGCTTAAGTCAAGCGGAGATACATCTATGAAAAATCCACTTGAGGCATTGATTAAAAGGGTGGAAGAAATGAATCAGATTGATCCTTCGTTAGCTGCTGTGATGTCGCAGCGCTTAGGCATCCAACCCCAGCAAGCGCCTACGTTTACATACGGCCAGGAATCATCCATCGACGATATTCTCGGCTTGAGACAGCCTAAGGTTGAAGAACCGTTATATGCTGAAGGTGGTTATGTAGAGCCACTTCGAGCCAAGCCAATGAACTTGCAATTCATGAATGAAGGTGGCGCTCTTGGCCGTGAGAACTTTAAGGACGGCAAGCATGTTGCTGGCGAAGGCGATGGTCAATCGGATGACATCCCAGCCTGGCTTGCTGACGGCGAGTTTGTATTCCCTGCCGATGTGGTTTCTGCACTTGGTAATGGCTCAACCAAGGCAGGAACAGATAAACTCTACGAGATGATGCATCAAATACGAGCACGAGCCAGATCCACGAAAGTTAAAGACTTACCACCGCCAGCGCATAAGTCACCGCTGGACTATCTCAAGAAGGGTAAATAATCATGGCCGGATTATTTGAGGCCTCTGCGCCGCCAGACATTACAACCACGACAACCAAGCAGCAGTCAGCGCCTCAGTATCTTACGGACTACCTGACCAGCCTTGCTCAGGTCGGTCAGAGTCAACTGGGTACACCTGGTGTTGATGCCGCAGGAAAGCCAACTATGACGGCTTTACAGGGCAAGGATCTTATTGCCAGCAGGCCTGAGTATCTGACCAATTTAGTGTCAGGTATTGATCCGGCAACGGGCAAACCTTACGCTGCCAATCAGCTACCAGGGATGGGTGCTTTGACTCGGTATCAAACGCCTCTTGATGAGGCACTTAAAGCCGGTCAGTCTGCCATGGATGTTAGTGCTACTGATATTTCAAAGTTTTACGATCTTAACCAGCAGCAAGTCATTGATGAGATGCAAAAGCAATCTGACATCAATGTCCAGCGAAATGTCTTACCAGCACTTAAAGCATTAGGTGTGATGGGTGGTGCCGGAGGCTTTGGAAGCAGCCGCACTGGCGCCATAGGCGGTCAAGCACTGGCTGATATTGCTTCTAATTTGCAAAGCCAACAGACCTTGGCAAGATCAAAAGGCTTCCAAACTGCGCTTGATGCCGCTCTTAAAGAACAGGGCCAGCAATCTGCCGCTGCTACAGCACTATCCGGTCTTGGCTTGCAAGAACAGCAAGCCGCAAAGAGTGCTTTGGGCACGATGTCAGATCTTGGTACACAACAACTTGAATACGAGCAATCCAAGATTGAGGCTCCATTAACAAGGGCTGCCAATGTTGCTGCATTGATGCGAGGCTACCAGTTCCCGCTGTCATCCACTGATACTTACAAGGGTCCGCTACAAGGTGCTGGTTATGGCCCCAGCACAATCGATAAGATTGGTTCGCTGACATCGTTCTTGTCAGGCATTAAAACAGGGTCTGGAAGTGGCAAATCCGGCACTTTGGGATCTGAGATAGCAAAGTTAATTAAAGGTCTTGGGTCTGGAACAGACAACCTTACGCCAGAGCAAGCAGCATCAATTGATGAGTTTGTTAATAACCTAGAGTTTGACGGTTAGATTATGGCTAAACAATCCCCATTAGCAACGGTCTCGCCAGTAGCAATTCCTGGCGAAGATCCAGAACTTGCAGCATCGCGTCAAAAGTATATTGATGCGCAGCAGGCCATGCTTGATGCCTTGCAAGCAAGAAATGAATTTATTGATCCGCGCAACTTAGCGATGGCTAGAGCATTCCTGCAGCCAACCAAATCAGGGCGCTTCGGTGAAAGCCTTGGCAATGTCATGGAGGCTTATGGCACGGCTGATGAAGCTGAACGCAAGCGCAACATTGATATAGCTCAGATAAAGGCTGAAATGGCCGCAAAAGAAGTTGCTGGACGCCAAGAAGCTCAAAAGCAATCTTTGATGGGCAGTTTATATAAGCAGGCCTCTCCTGATGAAGAGTTTTTACTTGATCCAGTCAAAGCACAAAAACTTGCAGCACTTACTGGCGATCCAAAATATTTTGATGCATTAAATGCGCAACAGAAGCAACTGCGCCAAAGAAAACTTGGCAGAGATATGTTCAAAGAAATTACTGTGCCAGGATCGGAGGACCAGCCAGAACGCACCGAAATTAAATTCAATCCTAACGCCGCTATGGAATTGGTTCGTCAATCCGACAATCCAATGAACGCCCTTAAGGATTATGTTGGCATGATTCCCCAGTTGCGCAAGTCGGGCATGCTGTCAGATCTCAAAGGGGATGAAAGCACACCATTTGACGCCATGATCATGATGGCTGACAGCGTTGGCGATCAAGGCCCTGCAATCAAACAACAAGCTCAAAGACTTGCCAAACAATATAGGTCAGGACTGATTGACGAGGACAAGGCCAATACCTTGTCAAACCAGATGCTGAATATGGCCATAGGCCTCATGGATAAACAGCAGGCTCGTGCATTCCAAGAAACCATGCGTGTGCTTACATATAACTTGGCACAAGGCACGCAGGAAATCGCCCGAGGTAATTTAAGGCTAAGTCAAGAAAGCGCAGCAGATAGGGCAGATGCAAGGCGTAAGGAGCAAGAAGGCAAGCTAACCGATCAGCAAAAAATTGATTACACCAAAAATGTTGTTCCTATCGTGCAAGAAGGCGTTAAAGCTTCCAATGCATTGATGCAAACTGATCAGCTTAAGCGCATCATTGAAAAAGCTCCAAGTGGTGCATTCAGTGGTGGCTTGGCTTCTTCGGTAGGTGCTTTGTTTGGCACTGATGAGAATACGGCACTGCGCAATTTGGCAGCACTGAGTAAGAGTTTGATTACCCAGATACCACGCCTGCCTGGTGCCGCTTCAAACCTTGATGCGCAAAATCTTGAGGCGTCCATCGGTAAGTTGCAAGACATCAAGTTGACCAATAAGCAGCGCAGAGAGTTGGTTGATGAAATCGAAAAGGGTTTCAAGCGTCTTGTTGATCGTGCTGATCGCGTGCAAACTCAGTGGGAATCCACCAAGAAGTTTGATCCGAAAACCCTTGCTGGCGAGCCTAGTGATGGGGGCAAACCAACGCCTTTGCCACAAGCCTTTCCCACACCCAGCGCAAGTGATATTGAGTATGGGAAACAGCCTGCTTATCGTGAAGCATTTAAGCGCAGGTTTGGTAAGTACCCTGAAGCGTTTTAAGGACAGCCATGGAAAAGCCTGATTGGGTTAAAGCCGAGGAAAAGCGCCAAAAAATCCAAGTCGATACGGGTGAAAAGCCTGATTGGATGATTGAAGAGGATAGGCGTCAGTCTGATATTGCAGCTATGCCACGCAGATCTGAGCCAGGCCCTGCACCTAAGTATTTGCCGGTAACGACTGGTGCTAAGGTGGCAGCCACGATTGGCGCTGGTTTGCAGGCACCTGCAAGGCTCGGTGCTGGCTTATTGCAGCTTGCTGGTATCAATGCACCAGCCGAGGCCACAGAGGCCACATCGCAGTATTTGAAGGGTATTGCAGGCTTTCCTGCGTCGGTTACTGAAACTGTTGGCGAAGCATTGCCGCAACTTGCCCTGCCGGTTACAAGACCTTTAATGATGGCAGCGCAAGGCGCTGGTACAGCAATAGGCCAGCCCACCACTGATAAAGCATCACTGGATAGCTACTTTGACATGCTCTTATCGAAGTCTAGAGAGGGCTTACAAGGTGGTGTGCTTGGTGGTGTATTGGGAAAGCTTGCGCAAGCAGGGCTAAAGCCTAATGTCTCGCCTGAGTTAAAAATGCTCCAAGACATGGGCATGACACGCTTTACGCCAGGGCAATTACTAGCCGATGTTCCATTAATTGGACAGGGTTTGCAGCGTGCTGAACAAGCCGCCACAAGCCTGCCATTGACAGGCTCAATGATCCGCAAGGGTTTGCAAACGACCAATGAGGATTTCAATCGTGCCATGGCTCAAAAAGTTTTAGATCCGATCGGTGTGCGCATCGGCAAGGATGTTCCTGCAGGTCGCTCACTCGTTGATTTTCTTGAAGATACGATCGGCACGGGTTATGACACGGTAGCGAGCAAGATTGACTTCAAAAATATTATTGATCCTAAGACCAAAAAGTCAACTTACGATCACATGATGGAGCGATTTACCGATATTGCTCGAGACAAGACCATCGGTCAGCAACGCATCATTTTTGATGAGTTTGATAAAACTTTTCTGCAAGCATTTCAGCGCAAAAAACACCTCAATGGCAATGAGTTCCGTGAGATCGAAAAGAGCTTGGGCAATAAAGCCAAGGCTTATATGCGTGACCCTGTGCTGCAAGATGTTGGCTTTGCATTGCGCGAGATACAAGAGGCCATGCGCAACGAGTTAGCTTATCAAAACCCAGCCGTAGGCAAAGAATTGCGGTCCTTGCATGATGCATTCAAGCGTTATTTGCGCGTTGAGCGTGCAGCATCCTATATCGGTGCTCAGGAAGGCATTTATTCACCAAGCCAGATGCAAAGCGCTGTTAAAGCCGTTGGTGGCCAAAGGCCGTTCGCAACAGGCCGCGCTATGTTCCAGCCTGAGACGCAAGCAGCACTCAAGGTGATGGGTCCAACCATGCCTGATAGTGGCACTGCAGGCCGTCAGCAAGTAGGAGACATTGTCAGGACTGGCCTTGATCTTGGTGCTCAGGTTGCAACTACTGGCGCTCCACTTGTAGCATCAGCAGGCCTGTATAACCCACTTGCACAAAAACTACTCACTAATCTGGCTACCAAGCGGCCTCAGTTTATGGGACCCATGCAACCCTTTGTGTCACGAGGCGCTGCATCCCTTGGTGGCACGACAACCAATACCAATCAAGGAGCACTTCCTTAGCGTTTATACCGAGACTTAAAGCAGACTTTGCACTCTGCAAGCCACCCGCCCCTAGAACGCTCATAAAAGGCCTCTACGGGCTTTGTGTCCTGGCACTTAGAGCAAACCTTCATGCCGTCCTTTACGGCGTTCCTGCGCTCAAATAAACGCTCTGATGGCCATCCCTGATTGACTCGCCACTTCAAGGTGTAATAACTCAGCTTTCCTCGCTTGGCCCACTCTCTGAGCGTGAGGGTGGTGGAACCGATGGTGAGAACTCTCTCGTTAGAAACCGTGTTTGGCATTTTTTGCATTCGCGTCTGCGCTCTAAATAAAATCTAAGCTTGTTGGGTTCCCAGTAAGACCGGGTGTCAAGGACGGTTGTCTTGAAGGACCGTCCTGACTCGTTTCGACAGTATGGGCATTGCATCGTGTAATTTCTTCCTTAGTTCCAACACATTCCAGGCCAGATCGTGCAAATACTGATCGGCCAATGCTGGATCTGTTTTCATTTGGTTTTGCGCCTGGTTGTGCAGTCGCTCGATAATTTTCAATTGCTTCTCGTATAAGCTCATCTAAATCGGCATCCATTTGATCGGGGTAGTCAACCAATTGCCTGAGCATGCGATAGCGCAGGGCGTCATTCATGCTTTTTTTTCAGGTGGTTGTTGGCAATCGTTTTGCCTGCTTTTGATGCTGGCCATGCAAGAACCCGATGGTCAATCGTAAAATCCATACCACCACTGCGCATGGCATGAAGCAGCCTGGGAGTGAGTGCTGTGAATTGTTTTGGTGCCGGCTCATCAGGGCAAATGGTCCAGGTGTAAGGTAACTTAGCCATGATTCTTCTCCCGCAGCTTGGCTTCGATGTATCGGGCAAACCTCACACCGTCCTCATTCAAGAAAAGTGCTTCCATGTCCTCATCCGTCAGTCCAACCCATTCACGCTTTGGTGGTTTGCTTGAAATACAAGTAACCGTATACGGTTTGCCGCATTGACACTGCCATGCCGTAGGCCCTGGCCCATACCAAACACCGTCGATAAAACCTGTTGCACTATCCGTTGGTGTCTTTTTGTTTTCAGCCATGGTTCTTCTCCATGTTTTTGCCAATCTCAGCGGCGGCTCTGACGATGGCGCGGCGAGTTGCAGCCTTCGGGTCATCACCCTTTATTTCCCCGACCTCAATCATTGACGGGATATGTTGAGCGCACACATTTGCATACGGCACCTTTTCATCTGCATACGTCCAGCCATGATGAACGCCAATATCCAGTGCAACCATCAGATTAAAAGCGTCTTTGTCATCGCGGAATGGACTCCATATAGATGCGCCGGACTCTTTCCCAACCCACAAAAGACAGTTGGTTTTTGGCCTATACATGGTTGGCTCAACATATCCCATCGCTTTCGCGGCATACCTCAACAGTTCTTCGTCCGTCATGTGTTGCGCTCCTTTAGCTTGGCTTCAAGGACTTTACATAGCCAGTTGACTGATTTATCACCTTTAACAGTCTCGCATGACAGTATGTCAATCTCCCCATCCGTCAGTCCAACCCATTCACGCTTTGGTGAGGTGTACACAGGCTGTGGATTAAAAACCTTGTCCTGTGGCTTTTTGCGGAAGTACACATGCCCTGTTCCGGTTGTGTGCATCCAGGCTACTGGCTCGTCAACGTATGACTTGCCCTTTTGAAATTGATTGTGATCACCACTCATGGTCTTACCCCTAAAGCAATCCGCTCACGCTCTATGCGTGCGCGTAACCGTTGTCTGAATCGATACCGTTTGGCAATCTCAGCCCGTGTCATCTTTGATCGTGGCTTGTCCTCACCGATACCAAGCTTGTAAATGTGCGTGGCATCCACACCGCGGGAGTTCTTCACCCAGCCCGTGATGTGAATGACACCTTCCTTGTGTAAGGCTCTGAGATAAGACTGGACCGTTACCACATGCAGGCCCGTCTCATCGCAGATGTTGTACGCAGTGCAGCCATCCATCAGCATCTTGATCATCCGTGCGTACAGCAGTTCATTGATCTTGATCATGACCGGACTGCTTTGACCGTGTTCCAATTGGCTTTACTAGCACGCAGCCGTTGACCAAAGCGTGATTTTTGCTCAAGCACATTCCGCTTGTCTTTCAACGTGTCTTGCTGCCGTTCTTTGGCTTCCTTAGCCGCCTTTTTCAAATCGATGGGTTTGTCCAACGTGCGAACATTGAATCGTTTGAGATAAGCAAGGATCTCTTCGTGGGTTTTTTCTGCCATCAGCAATTCCCAGATCTTAGGAAGGTAGGCCGCGAGATAACGTGATGTATGGCAAAAAACCTGGTACTCGTACTTAGGAACACGTTTAAGTTCATTAAACTGCACCCAGTTCAAATCGTGTTCTGTGCAAAACCAACTTATCAATTTGCCCATGTTGGCATTGCTCAAGTGGTTTCTTAACAGACACCGATCCCAGGCCTCTTGCAAGTCTTCCTTCTTGGTTTCAGTTGCCACTTCATCAAGTAAGTCAAGGATGTTCATGCTTGATCCTCCATTAAGATCTGATAGAGCGACAAAGCCTTTTTAACGGCCTCTATGGCCTTTTTGCGCTCGTCAATCTCATCGATGTATGTAAGTGATGTGCCACGCTGTAAAACGCGCAGAACAAGCTCTAAGTCCTCTTTATTCATGCGTGCTCCTGAGTGCGTCTTAGGAAGCTTGGACCGTCTTGTTCTGCCTCGAGTTCACGGATGTCATTAGCCGCATCACTGACGCCATGCCAGTCACGCCTAGCGATCATGACCATCATGTACTCAATCAGCACTTGAATCTGCACTTCGGGGTCTTGGTAGTCTTTCATTCATTTGCTCCAGGGTTGCGTCTGCAATACGGATTGCCAGCCGTGCAATACGGTCAGGGGTATCCAATTCAAAGGGTCCATCTTTGTAATGGTCTATGCCGCGAGATAAGATCCCGTTAAGCGCTGTAGCAATCAGCATCAATCGATCATCATTCTTCGCCATAAGGCATGCTCCAAAGTATGTAAATTAAAAACACAATCAGTCCAATCGAACCGACACCAAACATCGTGACAAGCCAGTCAATAAGATCAATCATCGAACCGCCCACTGTGCAATACCATTAGCAAAAAAGATGAAGGCACAAGCAAACAGGGCATACATCAGCCACTGCAGGCCCTTGTAGCGAATCATTTGATACGGTGTGCGGTCAAGTACCATCAGGTCATAAACCCAGTCCTGATCATGGCTGTAATGGTTTTTTGCCGGTGGGCTGTACAAGGCTGAGACGCCGAATTTGTACGGGCGTTTTGTCACTGGCTTTAGCTTGCTCGTCTGAAACTTGCTGATCGGGCAAATACCCAGGTGCTGTAAATAAATCTGTGTCATCTGTTCCGTATCCTTCTATATAAATTTTTTCGTATTCAACTTCCAGGTCATGCAAGGCATCCTTCAAAATATCAAGCCGGGTAACATAATGCTCAGCTATAAAATTTTTTGAATACCGAATGATTGTCTTGTCTTCCTCATCACTCCAATGGATTGATATGCAGTGCATCAAAAGGGCGCCTCCTCATAAGTTGACAGGTCAGGTTTGGGTTTGAATGCCAGCTTGACTTGATTGCGTTGCAGGTAAATCCACTCGGGAAATGGCCACTCACTGTCATTGATCAATCGGACTGCGCAGGTCCCGTCGGGTTGGATGTGCTCAAGGATGCCAAGCCCTCGAGGTGTCTTCACGCGTGATCCAGGAATCATGCTGCTTTCCTCCGTGATTTGATGTGCTTGAACATTGACTCAAGCTCTTCCATTTCTTTTTGCAAGCGAGCGAAGGCGTCGAGTTGATAGCCATCAAGATCTTGGTACTCACTTGCCAAGGCGCGGCTCAGATCGTTGACCCTCTCGACCACATTGCAGACCTGCATACGCAGATCGTATTTGTCAGATTCAATTAGCTTGTACATGTGTCCTCCGAGGGGGCTAGGCCCCCAGTTGTTTATCGTTGGATTACAGCTTTGCGTGATGTGTCGCGCTTGACCTCGCTGACGGCGTCAAACCCGCGTACACCACAGTCGGTCTCGTCAGCGAAGTACCAGCCCTCAGCTAGCGTTACGATGATGCTGTTGCCTTCACTGCGCTCATCATCGATGAATGCCACCCAAGGGCGGGTGGCCAGCAGGTTGTTGAGTGTCTTCATGCTGGCCCCCTGATTAGCGGCTGGTAACTTTGACTGAGAAGACTGCGGTGGTCTTCTGGAATTTGGCGTAAGCCTCGGCACCGAAAGCCTTAATGAAGGCGTCCTTGTCAAACGTCGAGCGGTTAGTCTCAACGTAAGTGGCTTTGAAGAGTGAACCTTCGATGGACTTTGAGCCACCAGCAGAAGCGCTGTCTTTGATGGCGTCTTTGATTGCGTCAGCCTGCTTGGTCAGATCTGCGATCTGGGCTAAGAGAGCACCGAGTTGGTCAACTGATGCTGCGGTGATGTTTGCGATGTCGTTTTGCATTTGGTTTGCTCCTGGGTTTGCTTACATAGCGAACTTGCTATGGATGAATCTTAGGCTTTTTTAATCCACTTGTCAAAGCCTATCCAACCATTCATCCACCCAGGAGCTACCACTCATCCTACTGATAATTATTTTTGGCCTGCCAAAACTTCAAAAGCGATTCAAACATTAACCAGCCGCGCTCAACATCAGCTTTAGTCCACTCAAAGAGCGATACCAATCCTGAGTGGGTTGTGCTCACAAAAATATTGGCACAAGCCGCATCAGGAAGTATCAATCCCGATCGATAGGCCGCCAGTTGCATCAAGTGCTCATCAAACCCTTGCGGATCATCCTTAGGGCCAAAGGCTTTGGTCTTGATGTCAATGACCGCTGCTTTGCAGTGAAGGTCACATTTGCCACCAAATCCTTGTGGGTGTGAGAAGGACTTCTCACTGATCCAATCCTGCTTACCGTAGGCCTGATCAAGCACCTGCTTCACAGCGAGATAAGACTCATTCGGTGGCCCGCCTTCAAAGGCACTTTGAACCTTGGCATGGATTGCAGTACCAAGATCTCGAGCTTCTGAGGCCTGCTCTTTGCTGTCCTTTAAGACTCGGTCAGCGTAGGCGTCCAGCGACTCATCATCACGCTTTGGAAGGGTCAGTGATGCAAGCAAGATCTGTTGCTGTTTCCAGGCCTCTAAACCGGGCTTGGCGGCGCAATTGAGGATGGTGGTGACTGAAGGTACTAGGTCATACTTGCGAGCGTCTCTGAGCGTTGTATTGCGCAGGTGGCCAGCATTGGATTTAACCTGGTACATCGGCTCGCCGGTACGGGTATACCAGTGTCCAGAATCGGAAGGGCGTTCTTTTATTTCCATACCTTCACCTTTACGATGCGTTGCGGTTTCCCTGATCGGCCAGGTTTACGTTGGCCTGTATCCTCAATGAAACCCTTATCAAGCAGCGCTCGAAACCTTGCGGTTATTGATGAGTAGGGCTTCGTTGGATTGAGTGCCAAGACATCATCTTGTGTGCAGCCATCAGCAAAGCGTTTGATCGTCTCGTAAACAAGCTTTTCAAGCTCGCCACTCTTAACCGCATAGGCTGCCGCATGACTCGTATCAGGGTCATCTCTACGGACCAAAAGCTTAGGGTCCGTGCCAAACTCCACAAGTTCTGGAAATTCAAGTTGTTTCATGGCTTGATACCGCCCGAATCTTGATGCCTGCTGCTAACAGGAACCCGTGCATTTGCATATCGTGAATGCGCTTCACAAAGACTCTTGCGCCATTAGGGGCCAGCAGGAAGTCATACTCGGCTGCAACGTCCTTTTGATCTGTTGGCGGGATTTCCTCAATGGAAAAATTAGCGCTTTCGAGTTGTGCTTTGAGTTTGTCGTGCTTGCGCTTGAGCCAAGAATTCCTCATGCCCATGCTGATACGCTCTCTTTGTTTCGCCGTCCTCTTCATGTTTTCTCCTAAAGCCAATGTCTTGACCAAAGTAAGGTGGTTGATTCCTTGCCGCCCATGTCAACGAGTTCGGCAGGGGTAAAAAGTTGGCCGCCAGGCCACACCCACACATGCTGCTTTGTGAAGTGCGGCACTAGCATGACCCCATTGACATACCAAATTGACACCCAAACCCGTTCAGCAAGTTTGTTCTCAACGGATTGGGCGGCGGCAGCCTTCTGGGTTAGCTGTTTTGTTTTCATGATCAGAAGGGGATGTCATCATCAACGTCATCAAGCTTGGCCACATGCTTGATCTGTTGCCTGTTTTCCCATTCGGGTGACTGCATGATGATCTTCTTCAGGCCATCGGTCAGCGCATCAAACTCGTGCTGCTCGAAGTAACCAAAGCTGAAGTACACCTTCTTGTTGACCATTTCAGGCAGGCCAAGCTTTTTCAGCGCTGCAGGCACCGCGGTAACCGTATCCACATTGGCAAAGGTCCTATCACCCTTGACTGCGTGAGTCACGGTCAGCATGCAAGGTGCGCCGATGATGGTACGAAGGTCGAACCCTTTGAGTTCCTGGGCGGTGAATTCCCTGCCACGCCATGAAATCAGCGTCTTGCGAAGCTTGGCCTTCTCAGCAAGCGATAAGGTGTAACGCTGGCTCAGGGATAAGGGCCTGCCGTCTTCCAGGGTTAAAGGCTGGCCATCAGCATCTTCGCCATGTAACTCCCACATGATGCGGCATTGCCGGGCTTGTTTCTGCTCGCCAAGGTAGGTGTAACCCTGGGTGCCTAAATCGACCACGCCGTAGCAGATGGCCATATGAACCCCTGCCGGGGCTAGTTTGAATTCGCGGTCATTACCGCTATCAGAGATCAACATGATTTGCATCCTTTTTGAAAATGTTTCGTAAGCCAAGTTCAGCGGCGATCAGTCTCCAATCATTTGCATCGGCCTGGCCATCTCGTGCTCGAGTAAAGGCCTCTTCGACCATTTGCTCTCGTTCTTCCATTGCTTGTTGCCATTCAGAATTTTCCATAGGGTTTGCTCCGTGGTTTGCGAAGTCTAAAGTGTTTCATGTATCGAACACTCTGTCAACCTATTTATCTATGGGTTGCATCATGGCAAACGTTCGATTATGCTAACGCCATGAACATACGAGACCTTATTGAATCCGTTGGTGGCGTGCGATCAGCGGCCCGTCTGTTAGGGGTTGCACCGAGCACTGCGCATTACTACTGCAAAACGAATCGTGTACCGCTCAAGCGGCTTTTGATGCTGGCGTCAGTGTCCGAGATGCTCTCAAAGGGCAAGTACCAGTACGACCAGATCATTAAAGAGCACGGGTTATGAACCGCGATGATCGACTTAGGGGAAATTAATGGAAGGCATGCTTGGATTCGCACTTACAGCTTGGGTAATCCTGGCTTGGCTTACTCATGTCATTGTCTCAATCCAGGGCGCTAAGTGGTTTTTGCTGATTGCTGGGGCGATCGTGTTCCCAGTGGGATGTGTCCACGGCACGGGTGTTTGGTTTGGGGTGTTTTGATGGACCGATACTTTGAAGTCAGAGCGCTGGTCAAGGACGAGTCCTTAAGGATCAAGGACATCGTTAAACAAACCGGCTATGACAAAGGCCATGTAAGCCGGCTGCGCAAAGCCTCGCGCATTGATAAGTTGATTGCAGATGCTGTGGCTGCCGAGCGTGAAGCATGTGCAGCGCTGCTTGATGTTGCGGTGGAAAATTTCACGAGCATATCGTTGCAAGTTAATGACGAGGACGGCATCGTGATGGAACACGCCAATACCTGCAGCCATTTAGCTGCCACCATCCGCGCAAGGGGTAACACATGAACCGCGAAGACATCATCCGCATGGCGAAAGAGGCAGGGCTTAATGATCCACACGCGGTAATTCATGCCTATTGTGAGCTTAAATTAACAGGCCATCTTGAACGCTTCGCTGCCCTTGTTGCTGCTGCCGAGCGTGAGGCGTGTGCGAAGGTTTGTGAAGACATAGACACCGAATACGAAGGCGAGGATGTGCTGGCAACTTGGTGCGCCAACGCCATACGAGCAAGGGGTCAGCCATGACTAAGACCGAGATTGAGATAGCCAAGACTGCTTATGCGATGGTCAAAAGCATCGGTAATCACATTGAACTTATTGAAGAGCAGCATGACAGTGACTTTGCTGAGCAGGTCTTCAACAGCGTAGCGCTCACCATGCTGACCAAGATCTGCTTAGGGATTGCTGAGAATAACGGTCATGAAGCCTTTGAAAGCTATTGGTCAGACGTTGATAGCAAGCTGCGCGAGATGATCCAAACTTTTGCTTGCACACCAACGAAGCATTAGGTAAAGTCCAAAGGGCATGGCTAGGTTAGCTACCGAAAAGCGGCTTCATCACCCGCCTGCCAACGCCCAACTTCAGTGATGATTGCCTTTGATGGAAGGTTATGAAATGCACTTTTATCCCCACCATATTGGGGACTTTTTGAAGGACACCTCGTCCTTAACACCCGAAGAGTCCTATTACTACCTGCGGCTGATCTGGCTGTATTACGACACCGAAAAGCCGCTCCCAGACGATATTCCAAGCCTTGCCTTCAAGATCGGAGCGCGTGGCAAGGAGGATTGCGTGCGGAGTTTGGTTCAGATCTATTTCACATACGATTCAGATCTGAAATCACATACGCATCAGAGGATTGATTGGGAAATTAAGAAGTATCAAGCCAAGGCAGCTTCTGCAAAGCGTGCGAATCAGATCCGTTGGGAAGCTGAAAAGGATCTGAAATCAGATCTGAAATCAGATGCGAAACAGATCCCAACCAAGAACCAAGAACCAATAACCAATAATAAAGACAAGGGGCTTGCAAGCAAGCCTGATGATGTGTCTGATCAAATTTGGTCTGATTTCCTTAGAGTTCGTAAAGCACACAATGCTCCACTGACCAAAACTGCTTTTGCCAGACTCATCACTGAATCAGTTCAAGCCAAGATGAGCATTGAGGATGTCTTAAAGCTTTGCATTGAAAAGAACTGGCGCGGTTTTCAAGCTGAATGGCTTGCTAATCAAAAAGCTAAACCTGTTGTTGCAGGCCTTGATCCCTTCGCAAGCCGGGGTGGCGTATGAAAGGGCACGACTTCGTTATGGACCTGCTGGCCAAAAATGAGGTGCCCCGCGCCGTCTTCATCGAGTTTGATGGCAAGCCTGATCCTTACGCCGCAGCCCCGGTTGTGGTGGTCAGCAAATGGGATTTTGACTACCGCTGGGTTAAAGGCCTGGTGGCTCACGTTACAGGCCCTGACTCCGATGCAGTAGCACGCGCCGCTAAAGAACTGCTCCGCTGCGGTGCTGCCCGAGTCTTCGCCCATTACACCGAATCACGCTTTCCCATCCTCTGGGACTCAAAGGTTGACGCATGAATACCATCCCGCAAGACATCGACTTCCAAGCCTGGTATGACTCCATGGAAGCCCAGGTCCGCGTTAGGTCCGCGGCTGACTGCATGGATCAACTGATCGACCAGGTTAAGAACCCGGTCACAACCAAACCCATCACGATGCCCTGGTCCAAGACCCTGGGCCTCTTCGAGTTCCGGCCTGCCGAGGTTACGGTCTTTGCCGGCACCAATGGATCTGGCAAGTCGATGCTGACCGGCATGATTGCCCTGAGCCTGATTGCTCAAGGCCAGCGTGTTGTTATCGCTTCCTTCGAGATGAAGCCCTTGCGCACCCTTCAGCGCATGGTCAGGCAATGGTCCCGTCGCAGAGACCCTGCTGTAGCCGATTACGAGGCCTTCAAGGACTGGGTGGGCGACAAGATGTGGTTTTATGACCAGCAGGGCACGGTAAGCCCTGGGCAGGTTTTAGGGGTCGGCAGTTACGCTGCAGCCAATCTCAATTGCAAGCACTACTTGATCGACTCGCTGATGAAATGCCTAAGAGACGAGGACGACTATAACGGGCAGAAAAACTTTGTGGACCAACTCTGCACTCTGGCTCGAGACTATGACACGCACATCCACCTGGTGCACCACATCCGCAAGCAGCAAAACGATGAGAACCCACCCACGAAGATGGACCTGAAAGGCTCGGGATCAGTGGCCGACCAGGTTGATAACGTGATCCTGATGCACCGCAACAAAAAGAAGGAGCGTGAGGTTGAGGCTGGCAATGTCGTTGACCAGTCAATCCCTGACGCTTACCTGGCCATTGAGAAACAAAGAAACGGCGAATACGAAGGCGTCATTAGACTTTGGTTCGACAAAAACTCACAGCAATTTACGGATCAAGCCTATGGAAACCCCATTATCTTTTGAGGCCACATTGCCATGGCCACCAACTGTAAACACCTACTGGCGGCACAGGGTCATTGGCAAGCTCGCCACCGTATACGTTTCGCAGGAGGGCCAGGCCTACCGCAAGGCAGTGAACTTATGTCTTATGGAACATGGGGTGAAGACTTACGAACTGGAAGGGGACCTGCGGGTCGAGATCGAAGTGTTTCCGCCGGACAAACGCAAGCGGGACATCGACAACCTGCTCAAGTCTCTGCTGGACAGTTTGACCCATGCTCAGGTGTGGAAGGACGACAACCAGATCTCAGATCTGAGGATCTTCAGAAACAAACAAATCGCCGGCCTGGTGAAAGTGAGGGTGTATGAAATTAACGGGTGATCGCAACCAGTGCCAGGCCTGCAAAAACTACTTCAACTCAACCTTCGCCTTTGATAAGCACCGCACAGGCGATTTTGGGGTGAGCCGCAGATGCAAAACACGCGATGAAATGGAGAGTATGGGGATGAGTATCAACCAATTAGGATTTTGGATTTCTAGCGCCTATGGCGGACCTTGGAAGGGCAGTCATGAATGACAATGTCAATCACCCAAAGCATTACAACTCACATCCATCAGGTGTGGAGTGCATTGAGATTACTGAGCACTTCAATTTCAACATCGGTAACGCTGTCAAATATTGTTGGCGCGCCGGACTGAAGGGTGAGCAAGTCGAAGACTTACGCAAGGCTCGGTGGTACATCGACCGGGAAATTTCACGCATCTTGAATGAGAAAAGCCATGAATCGTGATCCGCACAAAGCAGTTGACCACATCATCACGCATGCTCAGGAATTTGCCAATGCCAAAGCGAAGCGTGTCTTTCTTGAAGAGTTCAGGAAGAGCAAGAAGGCGTTGCTGATGAAGCAATCCATTGAAGGCGCCCTTGGCGCACAAGAGCGCGACGCTTATGCTCACGCTGAATACGTTGAACTGCTCAAAGGCCTCAGGCAGGCCATCGAAATCGAGGAGAAATTGAGATGGGATCTGATCGCAGCACAAGCCAGAGTGGACATCTGGAGAACGGAACAAGCCAACCTCAGACTGGAAGGCAAGGCCACGATCTGATGAGCAACGATGGCCGCCACAAACAAATGCTTGCAGACCTGGCTGACTTTCTCGGCGCAGTGGCCTTCGAAGATGACAAGGGCTGGACTGAAGAAGTTTATGCCGAGGGCTGGAGCGCTGGCTTCAGATCAGGTCTGGCTTACGCCGCAAAGATTGCCCAATCACAAGGCAGGGGTTGGGGAATAGAGCACGCTGAGCAAATCAGGAAGGCACTATGACTAAGGATGAGAAGAAGCACCTCGACAAGGTTGCGGGTATTGGCTGCGTGCTGTGTTACTTGAAGGGAACCCCAGGAACGCCGGCAGAAATTCATCACCCTAGAAAGGGTACCGGCATGGGCCAACGTGCATCTCACTACGACGCGATCCCGCTATGCCCTGAGCACCACAGAGGAAAAACAGGCATCCACGGCATGGGCATCAAAGGGTTTACGAAGCACTATGGCGTCGATGAAGCTGAATTACTGCACATCACCCGCCGTTTAGTTGCACATCACGACCACTTGTCGGATGGATGGCGTGTGTCTACACAAGTGGATTAAATGAGAGTACGATTGAGTCTCAGTAGCAAACAACGCAAACCAACTAGGAGCAAACAAAATGAACTCATCGCAAAACGGCGGCTTCAGCAATTTCGCAACTTGGGTCATCTTCCGCGACACTTTTTCCAACGTGATTCCGTATCAAATCATGGGCTGTGACCGTAAGCCTTCGGTTGATGAGCTTTCACGGGCCATTCGTGCGATTGCAGTCAACCAAGTGTTTGAAACGTCCAGCGAAGGCTTTGCTCGTGAGTGCGCTCTTGGCTATCTCGAGGACGTTAACTTTTACGAAATTGCCAGCGTCATGTTTGAAAACTATTACTCGGACGATCAAGCATCAAAAGGTGCATGGATCAAAGGCGATGATGAGGAGTATGAGTACATCCCTTCAGCAGCAGAACTTAGCTAATCAAACCCAGGGGCTAAGGCCCCACTACCTGGAGCAAACATCATGAGCAAAAAAGAATTTGATACCTGTATTGATCTTGAAGCAGTTGACCGTCTTACATTGAGCGAGCATGACAATGGCTTATGGCTGTCAGTATGGAAGTTGGGTGCTCACGCAGCAGTAGCCATTAACCGCGACAAAGTCATCGAACTGCGCGATGCCATCAACACCTTTCTCAGCTTGGAGTAAACAAATGGATTACGACTCATGGCTTGACCGGCAGCTTTACGAATACGACAAAGAGCGTGAGCGTGAAGAGGATTGCCAAGACGAGGAAGAGGACTTAGACTGAAGGCTGTTTCCATGCTGTACTCCTCAAGTCCTCTGCTTCCCAACAGAGTTAACCCCCGCCCTGGGGGTTCTTTTTTTAGTAAACCTGTAGTAAAATCAAGCAGTTAGACCTTGCCTTGCGCAAGCAATTGCCACCAGCCCACCAAAACCCTATCATCAGCGGATCTTATGTCACTGGAAGATGTGATGCCTAAACCCGCCAAACCCAAAGCCCAGGCCGCAAAACAAACCGCGCCCAAGAAAACAGGCCGCCCCAGCAAATACACCCCTGAAATCGCACAAGAGATTGTGGAGCGCTTAAGTAACGCTGAGCCATTAAGACAGATATGCCGAGATGAGGGTATGCCTGATTGGCGAACGATTTATGACTGGATGTATAGGGATGATAAGGAGGTTGCTTCGGGGCGCGGAGTCGGTCTTTCTGCAGCCATCGCACGCGCACGGGAGATCGGATACGACAAGATGGCCGAGGAGTGCCTCGAGCTAGCCGACACGCCCAAGTGGGGTACCAAGCAGGTCGAGACTGAAGGCGGCATCATAGTCACCAGGGAGGACATGCTCGGCCACCGCAAGCTGCAGATTGAGACAAGGCTCAAGCTTTTGGCCAAGTGGAACCCCAAGAAGTACGGTGAGCGCCTGACTCACGCTGGTGATGCTGACAATCCCGTAGCCGTGCAGGCTGACGTCAGCATCTTCGATGCGATGCTCAAGAACCTCGAGGCTAAGAGACAGCTTGGGGACAAGTGACCTCGAGGCCCTGCTCAAAGATCCACAGATCCGCGAGCAGTACACCAGGCTAGAGCCACAGGCGGCTGCTGCTTGGGCCTGGCGCATGATGTGGCTCACACGAGCACTCAAGCACCAGATCTTGCCCCATGGTGATTGGTGGTCGATCTGGTTACTGTTAGCAGGCCGCGGTGCCGGCAAGACCAGGACTGCAGCCGAGCAGATTGGCTGGTGGGCACAGTCCTACAAAGCCACCAGATGGCTCGTAGCGGCCCCAACAAGCAGTGACGTAAGGGGTACATGCTTCGAGGGTGATTCAGGCCTTCTGAGCGTGATTCCTGCGGTCCTGATCACTGATTACAACAAGGCCTTGCATGAGATCAAGCTTATTAACGGAAGTCTGATCAAAGGCATTCCCGCCAGTGAACCTGAGCGCTTCCGCGGTCCGCAGTTCCACGGCGGTTGGCTCGATGAGTTAGCCGCGTGGGAGTACATCCAGGAAGCCTGGGACCAGATCCAGTTTGGTATGCGCTTGAAGCTGCCCGACATGAAGACCAGGCTGATCTGCACAACCACACCCAAGCCTAAGGACCTGATCATCGACCTGATCAGCCGCGAGGGTGATGATGTGGTGCTTACCACTGCAAGCACTTACTCAAACCTAGATAACCTGTCTGAGAACTTCAAGCGCCAGATCCTGCAGTACGAAGGTACCAAGCTTGGCCGCCAGGAGATATACGCTGAGATCATCGACCCTGAGGAAGGGGGTATTGTCCAACGGGATTGGTTCAAGCTTTGGCCTGCCGGCAAAGAACTGCCCAAGCTCGAGTATGTGGTCCAAAGCTATGACTGCGCCTTCACTGAGAAGACGGTCAACGATCCTACCGCATCGATTACCTTCGGTGTCTTCAAGCCCCAGGACGGTGGCATGTGCGTCCTGATCATCGACGCCTGGCAGGACAGACTCCAATACCCCGATCTCAAGCCCAAGGTCATTGACGAGTTCGAGATCATCTTCGGTGAAGGCAAGACCGCCAAGAAGGTTGACCTCGTGCTCGTTGAGGACAAGGCCGCGGGCATCGTGCTGATCCAGGACCTGCAGCGTGCTCACATCCCGGTGAGGGCCTACAACCCAGGCAGGGCTGACAAGATCCAACGCCTGAGCATCGTGGCTAACATCGTGAAGGCTGGAAGGGTGTATGTGCCTGAGTCCAGCAATCGATCGGGTTACGTAAGAGACTGGGCTGAGGCCATGGTCACGCAGATCTGCAGCTTCCCAAATACCGACCACGATGACTTCTGCGACGCGTTCTCGCAAGCACTCAGATACCTAAGAGATGCAAGCTGGCTCAACATCGACCCGCTACCGCCTGATGATTACGACCCTGAAGACCTCATCGATGCTGGTGTCGTCAAAGAGAATCCGTATGCGTCGTAATGAAGGCTTAAGGATAATTCCTCGAAACTGCCCCCCTACCCCCACAGGGGTGGTGAGCAGGGATTCCTCGGGCGATAAACGCCACCTCCATGTCAGTTGCCTGACCCCTCGGCCTGGAGGTTCTGCCAGCCGCTGGATTCTTACGGATTTGCACCGGGTCGAAACGCCTTACCAGTACCCTGTTCTTGTCAGCGGCTGGGTAGCCCATTGCTATCGCGGACAGTACGGTCGGCACCAAAGAAAAACCCCAGAACACTTAGGAGGGGCAAGGCCCTTTGGCGTTGGGCAATCACGCAGTCTGCTGAGTAAGACATTGTGACCACACAAGCCCCACCTAAATACTCTGGGGTTGTACTCAGCACTGCCGGCTGCCACACCGACAGCGCGATGATAGTGAGTCCAGATAGACTTTGCAAGCCCTACTGGTTATCATCCCGCGCAAACGGAGGCCGATGATGCCCAATCCCAAGAAGCTGCTTGAAACCTTGTACGGCGTTCCAATGCAAGACGGTGGAAGCCCCCTCAATCGCTTCATGGGCAAAACGCCAAAGCGCGGTGTGTCCTCATTGCCGGGCTATGGCCAAGGCAACATTCTGCAAGACATCGAGTCAGTGTCCAAGCCTCTTGCTGGCGGTATTGATGCAGCGCTTACGGGCCTGCCAATTGTTGGCCGCACTTTGGTATCACCTGCCGTCACTGCTGGTACCTTCATCAAAGAAGCAATCAAGAGTGGCGACCCTTCAGACACAAGCCCATTGCAACGCGCCTTAGAAGCCTCTCAGGAGTTCATTACAGGCGATATGAGGCCCATGCAGACTGAGCTTGGCCCTGAGTACCTTGAGAGCGCCGCCGAGGGCTTAGAGCGCTTTATACGCGAGTCTAAGCTGCCACCTATCTTGCCCCAGATGTGGACTCCCGCAGCCATGCCTGGCGCAGTGGGAGCAATTAAAGGTGTGGCAAAAACAACAACAAAAGCAAATATTCCTGAAGTCTCAGCACCAAAGGCTGCGACAATCCCTGTCCAAGGAGTGACATATGAAACAGCCACAGAAGGACCGTTCTACCGCGTCCGTCCTAGCGTCTCTCAAGCGCCTGCAGGCCAGCGTCGAGGCACGCTCGAAAGCGATGGGACTCAAGCCGGACAGCGTCCCGCAGGAGGAACTGGAAGCGATGTTCCGCAACCAATTACGAATGAAGCAGTACAGCAAGTAATGGCTGACCCGGCGAACTTTGTTCGTCAGTCAGCAGACACTTATGTGCAAGAGGCCTTCGGCAGGCCTTACGAACTGCCAGAGATTTCTGAAAGCTCCATCTTCAAGCAAGCGCCCATTGGCCGCGCCTTCATGCTTGCGACCACTGAAGACCCGACATACAAACAAACCATCTTCAATGAATACGCCAGGCAAATGCCTGACGTCGTTAAAGAATCGGGCGCCAAGAACTACGATGAATTGCTGGCTGCGTCTTACAAGCAATTAGCCAAAGAGACTGACGAGCAGTTCAAGCGTCTGCCCATAAGCCTTTCGTATCACCGAGCAGGCGAGGGCAACTACCGCAACAGCAAGCAAATGCTGCAGGATGTATACGGCAACAAGCACCTGTACGTCTTCCAGGGCGGTGATGAGCACCCCTACTTAAAGACAGTTGATCCTGAAACCGGATTGAATGAAAACGAAAAGTTCCGTGCTGTGCATGACTTCTTTGGTCACGCGGTGCATGGCAACGAGTTTGGCCCCAAGGGCGAGGAGACTGCTTGGGCAGCCCACAGTCAGATGTACTCGCCCCTTGCACGCTTGGCCATGAGCACTGAGACACGAGGCCAAAACAGCACGGTCAACTACACCCCACTGAATGCTGCACTCAAGCGCACCATCAACGAACTGAACATGCAACGCTACGAAGCCAATCGTCGCGGCAAAACTGAATTAGTCAAAGAGATTGATTCGCAGTTGAAAGAAGCATGGAATGGCTTTCAGTTTGCCCCACAAAAGCCAGTGCTTTTGCCACCCGAGTTTTTAAGCACAAAGTACGAAGGCGAGATGCCTGATTACTTGCGAGGACTGATCAAGCCCGAGGAGGGCACCTTTGTCAACATGCCCATGATGCATTTCAGCAAGCAGGCAGGCTTGACTGAAACAGATCCGGCGTTCTATGGCACGGGCATCAAAGGTGAAGAGGCCGCACGACTGGCTGGCACTGGCTCGGTCAGACCCAGGACTTACTTTTACACCGATGAAAGCGTAACACCCGAGCCTGGCTTAGGACCACATCGTTATCGTGCCATGGGTGAAAATCTTTATGACCTGACGGCTGATCCTCTCATGCTCAACATGTTGGCCAGAGAGACGACGCGCATCCCGATGACGGCAAGCTCTAACAAAGGATTGGCGCAGCCCACTGAAGCAACCAATGCGCTTGAGCGATTAATCCGCGACTATGGATATGCCGGTTACATCAATCCACAGTCAACCAAGCCGAGCGCCGTGATGTTTGGCAAAGTGCCAGTAACACCTTATAAGCAGGGTGGTCCCATGAGGCGAATTCATATATCTGACAACCTTGACACCATGGCGCTTGAGTTAGCCATGGGCGGTGCTGTGCGCATGGCTGGCGGCGGTAAGCTTGAGAAGATTGCCAAAGCATCTAAAGCAGCAGCCTTTACAGCGCGTGAGCTAAGAAGCGAAGCCAACAAGGTAGCCAAAGCCATCGCCAAAGAAGATCCCAAGATGGCGCCTGAAGATGTGCAAAAGCGTGCCGCTGCAATCGCCGAGAAAAACCTCACTTGGACGAAGCAGCAAAAACCAGCCATTGAAAAGAAATTTGGCAAATTGATTGATGCACCCGCCTCCGCATCAATAGGCGATCGCTTGCAAAATGTGCCCGAGGTTGTTGAACGACGCGCCCAAAAGGCCGAAGAATTCCTCGCTCAACCTACCGAGCCTTGGCAGCCGCCGCGTGCTGAGCTACAAGCATTTGATAGATCGCTCATCAAAGATGCCATGGAAGGCTTTCCTGGTATTGAACAAACGGCATTCCCGCGCTACTCGCCCCCAAGGGCCAACATTGGTTACATCGAAGAGATTTACCAGGACCCGCGTAATCGAGCACTCATTGAGGCGCAGATTAAGCGCGGGTTGCCCCTGGGTGGTGAAACTTTTTACGCTTCGCTTTATCCCATGAAGATGGCGGCACTTGAGCGCGGCATACCCGAGGAAAAGTTTAATCAGTTTATCTACAGCACTGCTCCGGCGTCGGCGCGTAACTCCATCCTAAATGAAATGGCAGTTGGCCAATTCCTACGCGACATGAATGCTCGAGGCCTGCCCCTTGATGAGGAAACCGTCAAGCGCGAGATGGAAGCATTTAAGCAAAAATACGGCACTGGTCTGCCATTGATGCCCGTGCATCGTGAAGGCGTGAGAAATGTTCTTGAAGGAAATCTTGACCTGCGCGAGATGTCAAAAGCAGACATACCAGTTAATTACAAAATCCCAACTTACGGCACACAAAAAGCTGGAGACTTTGGCAAGTCAGTGGTGCTTGATGTGCATGAGGCGTCGGGCGAAACGCAAGCAAGTCGCTTTCACCCCTATTTCAGTAAGCAGGGTGGATTTGGCTCAACTGAATATGGCGCTGCAGAACAGCAAATGCTGGACATCGCTAAAAGCCTGGGCCTGCCTGGCGGTACGGCACAAGCTGGCCGCTGGTTTGGCGGTGGCGAATTAACCGGGTTAGTATCGCCCCGCGGTGACGCATTAGATTTACTTGAGCGCCAAGCTGCCTACACGCTTAACGGCATGGGTGTAAAACCTACGCCACGCAATGTGCGCAATTACCTACTCGACATGATTGAAACGGGCGAAGGTGTCTTGATGCCTTACTACAGCAAAAAAGTACCGTTGCCTGATGTCCGCACCGAGAAAAAGAAGGGCGGCGCCGTGAAGAAGTCAGCGCTTGATAGCGTTAAACGAGGATACGAACATGCCTGAGATGCCTATTGAGCAGGACTATGGCCGCTTCATTAGCGGTATGGCCGATGACGAGGTGCCCGTTGCTGATATGTCAGCCGAGTTACCTGATGAAGATGCAGAAATCGAAGAACTTCCTGATGGCTCTGCTGTTGTCCGCATGGAAGACACCAAGGGACCACTTGAAGACCCAGACTTTTATGAAAACCTAGCTGAGGTCATCGATCCCTTTACGCTTGACAGCATGGCTGTTAAGTATCTTGACCTGCTAGAGAAGGATAAGCAGGCTCGAGAAGACCGTGACAAGCAATACGAAGAGGGATTAAAGCGCACTGGTATGGGCAAAGACGCCCCTGGTGGCGCTACATTCTTTGGTGCCAGCAAAGTAGTCCACCCTGTCATGGCAGAAGCCTGTGTGGACTTTGCAAGCCGTGCCATTAAAGAGCTTTTCCCGCCTGATGGCCCAGTCAAAACCAAGATCCTTGGCGAGAATGACGAGGAAAAAGTCAAACGTGCTGAGCGTAAGCGCGACTGGATGAACTGGCAGCTTACTGAGCAGATCGAAGAATTCCGCGATGAGCAAGAGCAAATGCTCACGCAACTGCCTTTGGGCGGCTCTCAGTACCTCAAGATGTACTGGGATGACAAAAAACTGCGTCCGGTGGCTGAATTTCTGCCCATTGATAAGGTTTTGATCCCCTTTGCCGCAACGAATTTCTACACCGCACAACGTGCAGCAGAGATTCATGACATTACTGGCTGGGAATTTGAGCAACGCATTGCTGCAGGCCTGTATCGAGACATCAGCCTGACTCGCGTTTCCATGGAGCCGGAGCCAACACGGCCAGAAAAGGCCAACAACAAGATCGAAGGCCGCAAGGCAGACGAGAATATTGACGGCATGCGCCGTGTTTTCCACATTTACACCTGGCTTGAGCTTGAAGATGACAGCTATGCCAAGGGTGAAATGGCGCCCTACATCCTGATGGTTGATGAAATCGACCGTGAAGTGGTCGGTTTGTACCGAAACTGGGAAGAGGGCGATGAAACGATGACCAAATTGGACTGGGTCGTCGAATTTAAGTTCATTCCATGGCGTGGTGCTTACGCTATCGGGATGCCGCACCTCATTGGAGGCCTGGCAGCAGCCCTTACAGGCTCCTTACGGGCGCTTTTAGACTCTGCTCACATCAATAATGCGCCGGCAACGCTCAAACTGAAGGGCGCAAAGATCTCTGGCCAGTCTGTACAGGCTGATGTGACGCAAGTTGTTGAGATTGAAGGTGCGCCAGGCGTTGATGACATTCGCAAGATTGCGATGCCGATGCCGTTTAACCCACCCAGCCCTGTGTTATTTGAGCTTTTAGGCTTCTTAGACAAGGCTGCCAAGGGTGTTGTGACGACGGCAGAAGAAAAGATCGCTGATATAACGGCACAGGCTCCTGTAGGCACCACACAAGCACTGATTGAGCAGGGTGCCGCTGTCTTTTCTGCTATCCACGCTCGTTTACACGCCTCACAAGGCCGTGTACTGAAGATTTTGCAGCGCCTTAACCGCTGGTACATGCAAGACATGCGCCGCGGTGAGCAAGTAGTTGATCTTGAGGTCCAGCCAGGCGACTTTTCACGCATGGGAGACGTTGTGCCGGTGTCTGACCCGCACATCTTCTCTGAAACGCAGCGCATGGCGCAGATTCAGGCAGTCTTGGCACGATCAGACAAGGCACCAGACCTTTATGACCGTCGCGCCGTTGAAGAGCGTCTCTTAAAGCAGCTAAAGATTCCTGGCATCAATGAATTGCTCAAAGGTACACCGGCACCTGAAGAAAGAACGGCTGCTGATGAGAACGTAGCCATGGCATTAGGTCAGAATGCTTACGCTTACCCGCACCAAGACCAGTTAGCACACCTGCAAGCGCACTTAGACTTTGCACTAGACCCTGCCTTTGGCCAAAACCCCATCATGGCATCGTTCTATCTGCCTCGAGTCCTTGAGCACATCAAGCAGCACATGGTCCTTTGGTATCTTGGCCGCATGAATGGCTACCTAAGCAAGGCTCGTGGCGAACCCATGGCCGAGAGCGACTATGAGAACAAGCAACTGACTGCAGAGATTGACAAGACCTTTGCCATTGCATCACGCCATGTCATGCAAGACAGCCAGGCCGCATTCAATCAAGTCGTGCCAAAGCTTCAGCAATTGATGCAGGCCATGCAGCAGCTTACGCCACAGCCTCAGTTACCGCCTGAAGCGCAAGTGCTCAAGGAAACCAGCCTGGCAGAGACTCAGCGCCGCGCACAGCGCGATCAGGCTGAGATGCAACTCAAAGGTGCCGACATGCAGCAACGTGGCCAGATTGACATGGCACGACTGCAGGGCGACCAACAACGCGCAGCCCAGCGTGATCAGTTGGATGTGGCGCTTAACGCTACAAACAACCTCACCAAGGAGCGCATAGCAACTGCACAACTCACCCAGAAGGATGAGCAATTGCAGGCAGAGCAGTATGAGACTGCTATCCGGCTTCAAAACGAAGCCCAACGAAACTTAGGAGCTAATCGTGGCCCAACCATCCAGTAACAACCTGAAAGACCAAGAAGCCGTGCCCTATCACAAGCGTATTGCCATGGGCGCAAACCTTGACGGCACAAGCCTGCAGTCTAAAGGCCAAACCCAACAACCCAAGACCAAAGGAGGCGCACTGCCCACTAAGAAAAAATGAACCCTATAGCGGACTTAATCCGTGACATCAAGATGCGCCAAGCTGAAATAAGCGGTTCTCTTGCAGCAGGCAATGCTGCGACATGGGAGGCGTATCAACGCACGGTCGGAATCAATCTGGGGCTGACTGAAGCACTCCGGATGATTGAATCAATTTTGAAGGATGAAGATGAAGATGAATGAACCAGTAGCTTCTAACGAAGCTGAGATGGCTTGGGCATTTCCGAGCGTAGATCCTGGTGCGAAACCTCTTGGTGGTCGTGTGATGGTACAGATCCGTCGCTCCAAGAAGAAAACCACTAAGGCGGGTATTTTGTTGGTTGAAGAAACCAAAGAGACAGAGAAGTGGAATACGCAGGTGGCCAAGGTTATCGAGGTTGGACCTCTTGCGTTTTGTCACCGTGACACGATGCAGCAGTGGCCTGAAGGCTCTTGGTGCAAGGTCGGTGACTTTATCCGCGTACCCAAATGGGGTGGCGATCGCTGGGAAGTAAGGGTGCCTGGCGAAGACCAAAACGAAGATCCGGCGCTCTTTATGATCGTTAATGATCATGAGGTTATTGCCAAGATCACGGGCAACCCCCTTGAGACGCGAGCCTTCCTATGAGCAACGAACATGAAGAAAATATTCCGATCAAGGAGGAAGCGGATGGCTCGGTCACCGTTGAACTTCCTGATTCGGTTCAAGTTGCGGCGGACGATGACCAAAGCGACAAGACTGAAAGCAGCGATGTTCCTGGCGATGATGATCCCCCTAACGCTGACGAACTCGATTCCTTACGGGCTGCCCGGCGCGAGCGTAGGCGTGCGAAGAAGGACTTAGTCCGCAAGACACAGGCCGAGAAGGATGAGCGCCTGCAATTGCTGCAGCGCCAAAACCAAGAGTTGATGGAGCGCTTAGCAGTCGTTGAGCAACGCACTCACGCCAACGATCTCGCACAAATCGACAAGGCTATGCAAGATGGCGAACTTCGTGTGCGATATGCCAAGATGAAGTTGGCTGAGGCTGTGCAAGCACAAGATGGCGAAGCCGCTGCCCAAGCCAATGAAATGCTGCTTGATGAGCGCCAAAAGCTTGAGGCTCTTAAGAACTTCAAGCAAAAGGCAGTTCAGCCACAGCAAAAGGCAAACATCCCCGATGCAAGCGTTCAAAAGCAAATCGCTAACTGGATGCAACGCAACCCATGGTTCGACCCTGAGCGCAAAGATATGGATAGCAAGATTGCTAAACAGATCGATGAGCAGCTTAATGCTGAGGGTTGGAATCCCGCAACTCGAGAGTATTGGGACGAGATGGACAACCGCTTGCGGAAATACATCCCGCATCAGTACAATGACGACTATGAGGATGATTCTCCTCGACGTAGACCCAGGAGTGCTGTGACAAGTTCTGGCCGTGAGAATGCAGCGTCAGCAGGTGGACGCCAAACCTTCATGCTAACCCCTGATCAGGTTAAAGCCATGAAGGATGCCGGCTTTTGGGACGACCCCAAAAAACGGATGAGCATGATCAAGCGTTACGCTGAACAGAAATCACAGAACCCAAGGAGCTAGTCATGGAATCACGCCTTAAAAAATCTCTTACTGCTGGTGGCCGTCATACTCGCGCAAGCGAAGATCACTCGCGCTTGCCAGCAGAAGAATCGTTCGCTAGTACACAGGACATTGACCAAATGTGGAGTGACGAGTGGACACAAACCGCGCTGCCAAAAGTCCCAGATATACCTGGATGGCATTTGTGCTGGCTTTCCACCACCAATAGCTACGACACCATTGATAAACGGATTCGCCTTGGGTACGTTCCTGTGCTTGCAGATGAGTTACCTGGGTACGATAATTACCGTGTAAAAGCTGGCGAGCATGTGGGCCACATCTCCTGCAATGAGATGTTGCTGTTCAAGATCCCCATGGACCTCTACCAGAAGGTCATGACGCACTTCCATTACCAAAAGCCAATGGAAGCAACCCAAGCGATCATGGAGCGTATGGAAGAGTTACAGCAGGGTGTTGACAGTTCAGGACATCGACTCCTGAAGACGGAAGGCGAAGGCTTTAGCAGTGTTGGAAAACAATCCATTAACCGACCCCCGACTTTCGAGGGTTAACCTGGAGTTA